AAGGTGATACTGGTGCAACAGGTCCTCAAGGGAACATTGGATATCAAGGTCCAAAAGGTGATACTGGTGCAACAGGTCCAGCAAGTAGAGCTCCAGGTCCACAAGGAGATACTGGTGTAACAGGTCCTATTGGAGCGACAGGACCAAAAGGTGATGACGGAAATACAGGACTAATCGGATCGACTGGTGTAACAGGTCCAATAGGCGCGACAGGCGCGACAGGCGTTGTTTCAGGTATATCTTCTATATTTTCTTGGAGTAATATTAGTCAACTCAATTTAAATAACACATTATTTCAATATGTTACATTTGAAAATGGACCTATTGGCCCGGTTGGTAATGGTTGGACGACATCTATACAATCTGGATATTTAGACACTACAAATTTTATTGCACCGAGTGATGGATATTATTTATTAACTTATAAATTAGATGTACGATCTGGAGGAGGTAGTCCTCCAGCCGCATCAACCGATTGTTCTACTGTATTAACTCAAAATGGAAATGAAATACCTGGTTCTTGTACATTGGTAGAAGCACCTGAAGCAAATCATATTTACACAATATCGAACACTGTATTAAAAAATCTTTCAGCGGGAGATATAATATCCTTATTATTTTGGTCAGGTGACATTCAAACAAAAATTGGAGACCCAGCACTTGTTACCGGACTTCTTCCAAATAATTCAACGCCATTAGAAGCCACTGCGTCTGTTGTATTTACGAGAATAGCAGATTAATTTCTATATTCTAACTTCTGTGACACATTCGATGACAATCTTCGCATACTGCTTTCAGATTCGCTAAATGATTTTTGTGAAATACACTACCATCATCTTTATGAATAAATCCCTTGGAATCTGCCATTTGTTGTGGAACCAAATGATGAACTTCTGTGCTCATTGAGTTTCCACATATTTCGCACATACTTCTAACTTTTTGACTATTATATTTCGACGTTTTCAAAGAGAGAAGAGATCCAGAAGAAGGATTATATTTTGTCCTCAATTGATCTGCCATCTCAATAAATTCCGTAGGAAGATGTAAGGATCGGCATACTTCCAGTCCATACATATTACTGCCTGCACCATCTCTTATTTTGCGATCATAAATCAACCGTTGGTTCTCTCTATCGTAGATAACTGCTAAATGTTTTAAAGATAATGCCTTTGCTTCTCGTATCTCTTCATAATCTACTATTTCATGTAAATGTGTTGCAAAAATGAATGAACTCTTCTTATTTAACAAACTTTGAACGCCAGCAACGAAGATACTCTTAGCTGATATACTTTCTGTTCCAGAACAGAGTTCATCACCTAGAACCAGACTGTTCTTGTTTGTTAATCGTAATATCGTTCTCAATTCTGACATTTCTACAGCAAAAGTAGAGAGACCCTTGAATATATTATCATTACCTAAAATGCGAGTGAATATATATTGATACGGTTTGAATAAGAGAGAAGAACAAGGAACATATAGTCCAGCTTGCGCCATAATAACAATGATTCCAACAGCACGAATCAAACTCGTCTTACCAACCGCATTCGTTCCATATAATAGCATGCCGTCTTCTGTTGTTCCAAGATTGATATCATTCGTTACATATATTTCATTCTGCTGTAAATGTTCGATCAATGGGTGTCTCATTCCTTTTGCTGAAAAGAATGATTTATCTGTGGCAACATCAATTTGTGGACAGCAATAATGATACTTGTCCGCAATAAACGCCTTTGTATGAATGACATCCAAATATGTAACGAATAAAATAATTTGCTCCAATTTATCGGAGTAATTCTGAGAAAAGGCGTCGATCACAGAAGTCAAATAGATAGAATATATCATATCTTTTAATTGTGTCTTTGCTCTCGCAATATTTTTACATAATTCCTGAATTTGTGGAAGAAGAATACAATCATTATTACCAGATTGATTGACAAATGATATATCACAATCACATACCATTTGAAACGACCGTCGTTCGCCACTATAAGAAGATATATAAGATAATGTTGTTACTACTTTACTAAGTTCCTTTTTAAGAATAGCGCATCGTCTTTTAGTTGCAATAAGATTAATGACAGTCTTTTCTGTTTCATGTAATTTGACATAATCGGACTGTTTTTCTTTGTTTTCAAACTTGGCGATGATTTGATTCATACGTAGTCGAATTGATTCTAACTGGTCATTATATTCTGAGAGACTCTCACAGACTTTATCTAATGTTGGATCGACTCCTCGTTGGATAAAGTTAATATCGAAGTGATTATATGTGTCGATTGTATCACATAAAGATATATTCATTCGTGTTTCTATAAATTGCGTCAATTCATCACATAGTTGTTTTATTTCAAATGTAGAACCTATTTTTTCTGTGATATAGTCTTTTGTTCTCTCTACAATATGTAATTGACCAATCGTTTTCAGGTTAGAATGAAGATAGAAAAATGTTTGAGGTGTAATCTTCTTAATAACCATTTGACGCCGAATTTTGGATAGATCTTTGATAGATGATAATTGTTTTCTTAATGCATTGTTATTGCCAATGTCAGAAGATAATACAAACCCTATCATATCATATTCTTTTTGTAATACAGAACAATTAGTTGTTGGATTGAGTAATAAATGAGAGAAATGTCGCCGACCCATTGAAGTTACACATAGATTCAACAATTTTTCGACAGAAGAGTATTTGCCGACATAGTTATCCTGAATCATATTTAATTGCTTCAGAGAATGATTCGCCAAAATAAGACGTTCTGTACAGTTTTCAAATATAGGTTCTGCGATCTTGTTGACCAAAGAAGGATTATGTTGATAAATGAAATCCAATAGAAAGCAGAAACTCTGTATGGCATAGATGTGTTCATTTAAAAAAATAGAAGAGTCTTGATAGAATCGATTGAATAGTTCAGTTTGATACTTCTGTTTTTCGCAATTAATCGCCTGTTTTGAATGAGTAGAGTCTCGGTTATGTGTAAGATTGATTTTATGAATAGTAAGTGCCTGAATGCCAGAGTATTGAACAATATCATCGATTTCATTGTCAGTAATACCTTCCGCAATAACAATGACTTCACTTGGGCGATAAATCGAAACAAACCGCTCTAATTCATCAAATGTGGTCGGTGTTTTTATATATGTTTCTCTAAATTCGAATATATATGTTTTCCCAGTTAAAATATCGATATTAGATATACCTACATGAACAACTGATGTTGCACTAGCATCGGCGCCCATCATTTTTCGAAATGTTGTAGATGAAGCACTTATATCTACAACATTTATCCAAATACATATCGTATTATTTGTAATGTGAACACTATCATGTGAAAAATAGGTTCCAGGACTATATATACAATTCAAGCTGCGAACTGTTTTCATATGTTCGTCTTGCGTATATACAACAATTGTATACCCGGCATCTTGTAACTTCTTCAGGTATTTGTCAATCATATAATGAGAGAAACCTGCCATCATTACTTGCTGTTTTCCAACAGTCGATTTTTTATCTGCAATATTCAAATCGCATATGCGAATGAAATCGCTAATAGATGAACCAGAAATGGTGTCATTCTCTTTCAGTCCGTAGACCTCAAAGAAGGCTCCAACTTGCATCAAAACGATGGTATTGTCGCCATATTGTTCTTTATACTGCTTTGTCAAATCTAAATATTCTTGCACGAGAGCCATTCTATTCTATTATTTACATGGCATCTTTAAATATTTTTTGTATATAATATTACAAATATGTGACTGAGTATCGTGTGAAAATACTTAATTGACATCAAACTTGGGTGATATGAGTACCATTTTACTGTCATCGTATCCCAATGATTTATTCATTATTTTATTCTTATAATAAAGAAATTGATCTTTCGAAATTAATGGTAAGGTGTAATATATAAACTTCAGTAAAATTAATATAATTACAGCATAATATGGAAGATCATATTTCATAGAATGTGCCTTTAAAATGACGGTTTTATATTTTTCATTATAAATCGTAATTTCTAATCTAAAAAGAGGATCCATACTGTCATACTTCGTTTTATAACCATAAACAATACTATTTGAATGTTGTGCAACCCACATAATTTTTTTAAATTTGCTCTTTTTTAAATGAAGAAAATGTTGTAATTTATTGTTCACTGTATGAACATTATCAGTAAAAATACAGATATCAATATCACTTTGTTGAGCAAAATAATCTTGGCGTTGAACACTACCGTAAAAGTATATTTTTTCTTCAATATAATTGCTCATTTTATTGAAGAACTTCTTTATTTTTGGCGATAACTCGTTTCTGGTATACTCCATATTATATATTAGATTTTAACTATACTTAAAAGTATTTAATTAATCAACTATAATGGATTGTATCAAAGAAGAAATCAAAGAAGAAATTAATGTCATAGAATTACAATTTATTCGCGATAATATCGAAATTATGATGAAAATCAACCAAGTAGAAGTCTTGCGTATTTTACATAAAGAACCTAATATTATTTTAAACGAGAATAATTATGGTGTGCATATTAATTTATCAGATTTACCACAATCACTTATTGTTGAATTAAAGAATTATATTCAATATGTTCAAACACAAGAGAATAATTTACAGTATATGGAGACACAGAAGAATAATATGAGATCACTCTTTAAGGAGAAAGAAGTTAAAGAATACCTTTAAATAATATATACACATGAATCTTGCATCACTTCAATCATTATTTTTTACGAAAAAAATAATGGATTCGTATACAGCGGCAAAGCCGTCGACACTACAAACGAAAATAATGCTGCCGAAATCTATTCAGATTTATGACAGCGATACAGATGATGACGACAAATTTGAAAAACCAATTTGTCAGAGACCCGATGTTGTTTTCTTTGAAAAACCAATTTGTCAGAGACCTGATGTTGTTTTCTTTGAAAAACCAATTTGTCAGAGACCTGATGTTGTTTTCTTTGAAAAAGTTGAGAAAATACCACAATTACAATGTCCTTTGGTTCAACCTGTTTTAAAGGTTGAAAGATTAATTGTTCCACAGAAGAAGATTAATAAACGAGATCGCCCAACAGTTCCTAGAAAGAAGGATCATCTATTTTGGTGTTTTTATATTATTGTCAATGGTTTCTCTGAATATGAATATCCAGGAAACAATTCTTTTGAAAATGAAAAGAGAGAAAAGTTTCGATTGATTGAGTTTCTCAGAAAAGAAAATAACAAGGCTATTTTAAAGAAGTATAAAATTATCAAAGTGAAAGAAGATATCGAAAATGATTTAGCTAATAAAGAGAGAATTGGAATGAAGACATTTATTGCATTATGTTATACTCATCAATTAAATATTCTCTTCATTCATCGCCGCAAGTGTTTCCAAATTCATGGAGGACATCCAGAAGAAATATATCATGTTGTTCATCAATATGATCCACCCCATCAAAATTCGCATGGATTATATAAATATGCATATGACTCCGATGCAACAATAGAAGAGAAAACAAAATATCGAGATCCTACTATTTTCTATTTATGGGAAACAATCGATAAACCACTTAAAGCAGTTTCATCATACAAGGTTGCAGATTTAACGCAGATATGTCGAATAAATCATGTTGATTCCAAGGGTAAAACCAAACCGGAAATGTATGAAATGCTCATGGATCGTATGTAAATTAATTATAGTTCTGTATAAAGACAACTACATTATATAGGTAATCCATGTCAAATAAAATCGTCCCAACACAACCTATTCAATGGAAAGATACCATCGAATTTGTTCCTCCTATTACAGAAGGAGAAGTAATCAAAGTATATGATGGTGATACTATTACAATCGCAAATGTAATGCCTTTTAAAAATAGTCCATTGTATCGATTTCCTGTGAGATTATTGGGCATTGATTGTGCCGAAATAAAAAGCAAGAATCCTAATGAAAAAGATCATGCAAAACAATCAAGAGATCGATTGTCTGAATTAATTCTACATAAAACAGTTACGCTTCAAAATGTTTCCACTGAAAAATATGGGCGGATTTTGGCGAACGTATTTTTAGACGAATTGTGTGTAAATAAATGGATGTTGGAAGAAGGGTTGGCCGTAGAATATGATGGTGGAACCAAACATTCACCCACATCATGGACTGAAAATTTATAGGTCCAACCTTTCAATTTTTGATAAACTCCTCTTTCTTTTTGACTCAACTTTTAAAGTTGTATTTATAATTATAATACACAGAACGTATTATAATTATTCTAATAAAATTGAATATAATATTAAATAATATAAAGTATATATAACAAAGGATGAAAACACAAAAGAGAGATACTCAATCAAAATTTGAACCCAGTCAAAGAGGACCGAGGGGATCTCCTACAGAAGAAAAATCAATGGATGCACAATTGGTTGATTGTGTCCAAACTTATTTGTCAGATATTAAAGAAATAAGAGATCATCCAGAACTTGAGGTTCGCATTGGAGGATATCCATTCATTACAAAAATGAACTTTGATAATGTCGTAAAAAAATTGTTGTCGTTGGGATTTAAAACGACAAATATAAAAGGCGTAGACTTGTTGCGAATTAATGTCACTGATCAATTTGACTCTTATTATCGAGCAGAAATCAATGATTTCAAAGCAATACAAGATTATTGTATTCACGAAAGTATTCAACGTATTACGACAGAATATAATGGCGTTGTTCGATTTGAACAAAAAAGACAGAAAGCAATGGTCATGAATTACGACTATAACTTGAAATATGCATATTCTGTTGAAAAAGTATTTTCGCCAACATCAACCGTTGGTATCATTGAAAATTGGAATAAAAGTGGCAAAATGTTTCGTTATATGAATCGTGTCACTTTTAAACACGCAGATTTACCTATCATTGTTGATATGAGTATAGTCAAACAATCTGGTGGCGGCAATGGACCAAAAGGAAAACAATTTTATTCTTTGAAAACGGCAGATTTGTTTAATCAGAGAGAAAGATATGAAATTGAATTGGAAGTAGATAATGATTTGGCAAAAGATAATACAGCGAAAAGTCTCATTGATAATATTAAAAAAGTTGTGAAATATGTTCTCATGGGACTACAAGAAACGAGTTATCCAATATCGTATACTGAACAGAAGATGGTATTGAATGAATATATGAAACTCACGAGACAACCTACTGATTATAAACGGCGAATTAATTCTCGCAATTTCATTGGACCTTCTTCAAATACTTTACAGATGATCAATATTATGGTCTCAAGTAATCGAAATATACCAAACATTCGATATGATTATGTCGCAACAGAAAAGGCAGATGGTGATAGAGCGCTGCTATTTATCATGGGAAATAAAGATGAAAATGATGAAAGACAAGACAAAGAAGAAGGTATTGATAGTGGCGAGGGAAGGAGGAAACCGAAAAGACCAACAAGTAATATACATAATGGTAAAGTATATCTCATCAATTCAAATATGAATATTATATTTACGGGAGTATATGTCGAAGATGCGACTGTTCATTTGAGTCTCTTAGACGGAGAGAATATATTAAAAGACAAATCAAATCAAAGCATTCATTTATATACACCATTTGATATTTACTTCTATAAAGGCAAAGATACACGTGAAATGCCACTCTTTGAAAAAGATCCACAAAAATACTCGAGAGATGATTTATTGACGGAATGTGTCAATCTTATGAATGAACAATTGAAATCCGTCATAAGAACAAAAATGTCGTTACCGATTACAATTAAAAGAAAGCAATTTTACGATGTTAATCCAACAATCGACCCGGAAACAGTGCCGAATAATATGAAAATCTTTACTGCTTGTTATCACATTTTAAATGAAATTGGTGACTCCTTCGTATATAACACTGATGGTATCATATTTACACCCAAGTATTTAGGTGTTGGGTTTAGTCCTACGGACAAGTCAAAGAAGAAGACATGGGATTATTCATTCAAATGGAAACCTCCCAAATATAACACAATTGATTTTCTGGTAAGGACAATCAAAAATGCACAGAACACAGAAGATGCTATTCAAAATTATTTGGGAGATGGATTAAATACTACAAGTATGACACAAATAAAAGAATACAAGACTCTGCGGTTATGTGTTGGTTATGACCCGTTTAATCATCTACACGGATACATCGATCCATGTAATATGGTATATTCTGGAGAATTTAAAGACATGAAGTTGATCAACCCACAACAATCTGGCAATCGTTCGAATTACAAACCTGTTCAATTTCAGCCTACGGATCCACCCGACTTTAATGCTGGAATATGTAATATCGAATTGAATGCTGCTGGACTCATGATGACAGAAGAAGGCGACTCCTTTCAAGATGATATGATTGTTGAATTTGCATATGTCACAAATAATGAACCAAAATGGAAATGGGTTCCCTTAAGAGTTCGATATGATAAGACGGCAAGACATAATCAAGGAGAGAATGAATTCGGTAATGCATTTCATGTTGCGAATAATAATTGGAAATCAATTCATAACCCTATTACGGATTATATGATCACAACAGGATATAGTATTCCAACATCTTCTTTAGAAGATCAAGATAAATATTATAATAGAGAGACAACTGCGACATCAACTGCATATTTGCGAGATTTTCATAATAAATATGTCAAGAAGTTGTTAATAGAAAGTGTTTCGAAGAGAGACGATACGTTGATAGATTATGCCTGTGGTAAAGCAGGAGATTTATCCAAATGGATCGATGCAAACCTGAGTTTTGTCTTCGGTATAGATAAGAGCAATGATAATATAGTGAATCGATTAGATGGCGCATGCGCTCGTTACTTAAATAATCAATTTTCAAATAACACAAATCGACGTATTCCTGATGCACTATTTATTCAAGGTGATTCTACGAAGAATATTCGTGATGGTCAGGCATTGAGCACAGAAACAGGTAAAATCATTATGCAAACTGTTTTCGGTGAGTGTTCCAGAGAAGAATCTGAAACAGTTGGTCAATATGTAGTAGAACAATATGATAAAGGCAAAGATGGATTCAATGTATCTTCGTGTCAATTTGCTATACATTACTTCTTTGAAAACATAACGACCTTGACGAACTTCTTGATCAATGTTGCTCAATGCACTAAAAAAGGTGGATATTTTATCGGGACTTGTTATGATGGAAAATCAATATTTAATATGCTGAGAAATGTTCAAAATGGTTCATTTGTCAAAGAAACGATTCGTGGAAAGAAAATATGGGAAATTATGAAGAAATACAAAGAGGCAGAATTTAGAAATGATTCATCTTCTTTGGGTTATGAGATTAGTGTATTTCAAGAATCGATTGGCAACTATTTCTCTGAATATTTAGTAAATTTTGATTATTTAAATAAACTCATGGAATTATATGGATTTAAATTGATTACTGGCCAAGAAGCGAATAAACTCGGCTTACCTGAAGGTTCTGGTCTATTTGAGATATTATATAGACAAATGGAAATGAAATTGAGAAAAGACCCGAATTTGATGGTTGGTGATGCATTATATATGACACCAGAAGAAAAGAAGGTATCTTTCTTGAATCGTTATTTCGTATTTCAAAAGATACGAGATGTTGATTTAAAACAGGTAGTCATTGAAGATAATGGTGGATTAATAAAGAAATCGATGAAGGTTAAAACTGCTGTCAAAACGGCAAAGGAGTTTCTATCTAAAGCAACTGGACAAGAATTTAATATCGAGAGTGAAAGTGGAATCAAGACTCAACTACAAGGACAACTCACATTGAAGGATTATGAAGAAGGAGAAGTTGTAGTACCGAAGAAGTCTAAGGCGAGAATACAAGATTCTGATGAAGAAGAAGGAGAGATAGAAGAAAGCGAAGAATCCTATCCCGCAGAAAAATATAAATCACGGACACCATCACCTTTACCTTTACCTTTACCTTTACGAAAAAATGAAGTAGCAACTATGAAACCTGCTTCTTCTGTCGCTAGATTTGTTGATTCCGATGAAGAAGAAGAAGAAGAAGAACAAGCTCCAAGACTTCCTTCTCCAAGACTTCCTTCTCCAAGACTTCCTTCTCCAAAGCCTCCTTCTCTAAAGAAAGTGTCAGAGAAAGAAGAAGAAGAAGAAGAAGAATTAATTGCACCACCAAAGAAGAAAAGGGCAAAAACTATAAAGTTGGGTGAAAATGGATCTCCAAAGAAACCTAAAAACAAAACAATAAAGGCGCCAAAAGAACCGAATCTAGCAAAGGAAGCAAAAGATGCTGAGAAACTCGCAGCTAAAGAAGCAAAAGATGCTGAGAAACTCGCGGTCAAAGCAGCCAAAGATGCAAGAGATGCTGAGAAACTCGCGATCAAACAAGCCAAAGATGCAAGAGATGCTGAGAAGCTCGCAGCCAAAGCAGCCAAAGAAGTAAGAGATGCTGAGAAGCTCGCTGCCAAAGCAGCAAAGGAAGCAAAACCAAAGAAAATAAAAGAAAAACCACAATTAATAGAAGATTAAATTAAGTATAAGTATTTAATGATTTAATATTAGCGGCGTGTAGTATTCGTAAACATAACTTAAATAATAATATATAATAACAGACAATGAGTTATTATATATTGCCAAAGAAACACATTTTTTTTTCATTAACACCATATGAAGCAATAGCAGATGATATTAGCGACGCACCATTTATTTCACATAGTGTTTATTATTATATGAATGAAATAGATAATGAATTATCACATTGTAATATAACAAATTCAACAATCGAATTGTTACAAAAGCAATTCAATCCATATGAATATTTACGAAACAAGGATTTCATTCATTCAAATAAATATTCATTTACATATTTTATTTTTATAGAATTATTGAAAATCTCTAATATTATGTTCGATACATACGCGATAGATAAGTATAAAGGTATAAATATCTTCTGTGACAGCGAAATAAATGATATTATGTCATCAATTATATATATAAATAAATACAATAAACTACATTTTAGCCAAACCATAACAGAAAATATAGATATCATGACTTTTTTACAAACAAACATTGTCGAAATAAAATCATATACAATAGATCTATTAACTATTCTCTCAAATATATTATTATTTCAATCAAATCATGGAAGCACTATTATAAAGATCGGAGAAATCATGTATAAACCAATAATAGATATTCTGTATATATTATCATTATTATATAATAAAGTATATATTATTAAACCTTATTCATCTAGTGGATTTAGCAATGAAAGATATATTATTTGTAAAAAATTCACAGCAACTCTAACAGAAAGAAAAACATTACATCTATATTTTAGTGATGTTCTGACAAAATGGACCAATTGCGAAAAAGTCGAGTATCGTAAAAATAGTTCTCTCTTTTCAAATGAAATCCCGTATCACTTTATAAATAAAATAGAAGAATCCAATCTAGGAATTGCTCATCAATTGTTGGAATATAATGATATCTTAATAAATGCAATTTATAACAATTTATGTAAAGAAAAATTAGAAAGCATCAAAAAGAATAGTATAAATAAATGTATTATATGGTGCGATAAATATAAAATTCCTTATAATAAAACGAGCGACAAGAATATATTTTTACAAAAAATAGAACCAATCGTAGCAGAAATGGAATTGGTCGATCTGTCATTTAATTGAAAGAACCAGACATTCCTGTTTCCGAAACAGTTGTCCCATTTACGTTGTTACCTATATTCCCCAATTGGGACAATGCTTTTACTCGTTGATATTCGATTGTATTTACAATTGCACAATTACGTTGGTTTCCAAAAGAACGCATATATGTTGAATTTGAGTTCTGACAAGTTGTATACTTATTTTTATAAATAAAAGGATTGCCACTCGATTTAGATAATACAGACGCTCCACTTAATCTACGTATTGATGCGATATTTGTGCTAATCGTATCCGTCGTTAATTTTAATAATCTGGTACTACTACTTACACCACCTTCTACTGCGAATTGAGGATTACTCGGTTTATATATCACTGTTTTACATCCACGTGGATTAGAAGGTCCATTTATTGGAACTCCAACATAAGGATTCTCTATGAAATTATAATATATCATTAATGCTCTCTCTTTATCACCTTCAATTGAAGAGAGAAATATGTTCATTTTATATAATGAATCGGTCACTTGTGCATTATATGTAGCAATATCATTTTCTGTGAATATTCCTGGTTGAGATTTTAATAATAGATATATTCTGTTTACTATATTTAATTGCGAATATGTCAGCTCATCCACATTTGGATAACAGTTTGCAATATATGTATTCGACATCGCTTGTGGACTTCCTGGTTTCGCGTTTCCGATAGAACCACCAAGTGGTCCTTGAAAATTAAAGGCCTTTTGTTGATATGTTTGACATCTATTCTGTAAATATTGATAATGTGTATTATAATAGTTTTGAGGCAAATTTGTATTGGCATAAATAACCATTTTTTTGGCTTTGGCTTCTTGATTACAGCAAAACTTTTTGTTAGTGACACAAGGTTCAGGATTATTTGTCAGATATCTTTCTGGAGAGAAACTGGCAACCAAGCCTATACCATAACATTTTTGACAATCTTCATTTAACTGGAGAGTCCCATTTTTCTCTGATTTTGGATTATGTTTTACACTAAATCTTCCTGGTTGATCTATTGTTTGACCAATTAATGTATCCATTTTAGATGAATGTGAAACTCGACTAACTTCTATATATTCATTCGGTTTATCTGGATTTATAACTGTGATATATGGTTGTGTTGATGTTCCCTTTCTATATTGCCATTTTAATGGTCTTGGAAGACCGTATTTTTGTGGAGCATTATTTGTTGGATCTTTATTTGTTAATGGACGTATATTACCACTCGTTATTGCAACTGGATAACTATATGCACCAGTTCCTTTTGTAGTTGCTCCGCTTAATGTAAATGGTTGTGCTGTTGTATTATTATATGACTCCATTCCTTGACCAAATACGTTTGTAGACATATTATATATATATATAATAAAGTATATATATAATATGTTAATCAAATTACTTATTTTATTTTTTATTTTTTTATTTGCATATCAAATTACTATATATTACTTTTATGGTAAAGAAGGACTTACTAGTACAAGTACAGAATATAAAGAATATGATATTAACTCCGATAATGCTCTTATATTGTCACAGCAAAATGCAGGGAATATTATTAATTTAAGAGAGAGAGTCGATTCATGTAATGCTCTCTCTGATGTAGTTCAAGATTTATCAGGCGAATTACATCTTCTACAATCACAAGTCAATGATATGGTAACTGAACTAACTAATGGTGATAACATCCCCGATATCAATGCTTAAGAAATAAGTAATACGAACTGTATCTGATGAACTAAATATATATTAACTATTAATATATGTCAAATTTCCCAAAATTATCATTAGGAGATAATTATCCATATTGGAAATATATTAATTCGCCTTCTAAAATGGGTATGGATGGAAATCGTAATAGTCTTACAGCAGACGTAAAAGGTTTAATGGCTTATTCTGATTTGCTTATTTCAGGTCAAAGTCGTGCATCAGCAACAGGACATCCTTTAGGTAATCAATATTTTTTAAATACAGGTGGACAATGCTGTATTTCAAAAGATTCGTCTGGCAATTGTATTGAACAAGTTGACCGATATATGTATATTAATAGTATACCAGATGGAAGTATTCCATTTATACAAAATGATATGTCTAGTGATTCAAATGCTCCAAAAGGTTTATTGATAGGCATTTTGGAAGATTTAGAGGTTCTTGATCCATTTGCGCTATTTGACGCTTTTACTAGTAGCTCAAACCCTACTTGTATGCAAATAACATTACAAGTAACTGATACTAGTAATAATGTTTCACAAGATACACAATATGTAGCAGAAAGTGATGTAAACAAAATCAGTCCTTGTAAATTTACAGATTCTAAGTATAATAAAACAAATCCATTTAATAACAAGAAATGTGGTGAAGCATTCTCAAATATCAATAATGCGTATTTTGATGAAGACAGTCAATCATTAGATCGATACTATCCAACTGATCCAATAATACTGTTGTATTTTATCCTAATATTTATTCTTGGATTATATATCTTTTACAAAATATCTTATAAATAATATAATTTACTTCTATTTATGTCCATTATTTCGAGTGCGTCGTTTCTTATTTGAATATCGATATCTATATGTTCTACGACGTTTATACTTTCTTCCTCCTTGTACGGATTTTTTTAAATCATTATTTAATGCTGCTGTCTCTGCATCTTCATCTTCATCTTCTCTGATAAAAGATTGTTCCGATTCAGGAAATGAATTTTCAAAGTTGGGAGGGGCTGGTGCTGCTAAATCTTCTGCTGCTAAATTTGTTGCTTCTGGCATTGCTGCTGGCATTGCTGCTTCTGGCATTGCTGCTTCTGGTATTGCTGCTTCCGGCATTGCTGCTTCTGGTATTGCTGCTTCTGGCATTGCTGCTTCTGGCATTGATACTGGTTCTTCTTCCGTCGTTGATTGCGTTGGAATGATCTCATTTACTTGCGATGACGATGCTTTTTCAGGTTCTCCAAATATTCCAAGCATACCCTTATTTTCTTCAGTTTTTTCATTAGAAACATTTTTATATAATTCATTCGATGTAGTAAGTTCATTTACTTTGTTGGTCAAATCTTGATTAGTAACTATTTCTTCTTCTTTTTCTTCATTTCCTAATGTAGGCACAATAGGCGCAACCACAGGAGTAGTTGTATTCGATGAACCAAATAAATTAAAGAAACCAAAACCATTCTTTTGTGGTGGTGCACTTATCACGCTACATTTGTCTACCTCATTTTTTGCGGATTCTGCTCTTTCAACATCGATTTTTACTGAATCAAAAATATTAATGAATTTAACATATAGTTCTTTTGTTTTATTTAACTGTTCTTCGAATTCCTTCCCTGCATTGTAAACTTCCTCATATTTTTTGTTTTTGTTAGATGTGCTACTAAGCAGATCACCAACCCAACTTCCACCATTCATATTTATATTATTTCCTGCTAGATTCTGAGACACCTTAGGCATATATTATAATAAGAAATTATAATATATTATCATTTTTTCATCATTTTGTATAACCAAAATGCAGCTATTGCACCAGCAGTTTCAAATACTATATAAGGAACTATTTGCTCTGTACTAATTTTCTTACATGCCATTAATGCTAAAGCAACTGCAGGATTGTATGCCGCACCTGATATAGGACCACCAAAATAAGCAATAATTGCTAAAGTTGCTCCAACAGCTAACCAATTTTCAGTCGCTAAAATTACAAAAGTCAACAGTAAAGTTCCACAGAATTCAATAATATATGTTTTCAAATTAGTATTCATATATATAATTTATATATAGATTAATATCCTTGCCCAACAATTGCCCCTGAATTACATATACCTCCTCCTGCTGTACATGACTTATTATATATAGAACCTTTCTTTGCCGGTGCGACACAACCAGCGGATCTTGTTCTTTGAAGACGAGTGCGAACAAAGCTTTTATCATAACTCTTAAAACTTAACAATGCGTCATTAGGTAAGCCTTGCTTATATGAACTCTTACCAACTGATCCTCTTTTCAATATTGATGTTCGCATTGAAGAACATATTGGTGTAATATAATTCATATGTCCAGTTTCAGCAGGTATCTGTCTTTGTGTTGACGCTGAGAAAAAACGATAAGGTTTTGTTCTCGCTACTTCTTTTTCTCTCGCCAATGCCTGCTGTTTCCATGATGTATCACATTGAGCATATTGAAGTCTAGATTGCGCATAATCGCCTCCTCCATCTGATGGATAAAACTTTGGCGGATTAGGATGTTTTCCGGGTAAAGAACCATAACTATGATATTGTATGTTACCAGGCGTTTGCGATGTGCTTAATGGTCCAAACGTTTGCGCTTGAACATAATTATTTCCTTGCATTGAAGATGGACTTAGTGTGTAATAAGATGCGTAGTTATTCGACATTATAATATAATCATAGAATAAGTATTACTAAATATTATCTTTTACACTCAAATGAGATTAATACCTTCGAATTGCTTTCCATGCTACTTGCGTAGAATGATTTTCATCTCCTCCATTACTGAGATTATTATATGTCTTTACTATTGCTTTTTGTTTTAAATAAGTTAAATAATCAGAACTGTCGTAAACGTATTTGCCATTACAAGCTGCCGCAGGCACAGCTGTTTTATCGCATGCGCTCTGTATTCCTCCAAACCCGCCTGATAATCCATGTAATCCAGGACGAGATTGAGGTGTCTGACAAGGTCCTCCGCAACTGTAATTTTTTCGACAAAGAACATCTCCCGAGTTGGTTACTGCTCTAAAAGGCGTAATTACACGATGAAGTTTAGATGCCGCCAATTGTGTTTTATATACATTATTCCATGCTTCAACAACCTGAAAACGTTGTTGTTCTACATCGATAAAAGTATGATCATCTGTTTGATTCCATTGAGGAGAAAACCCTTTCATGCCTCGTCCAAGACGAGAATAACCAGGCATACTCATTGAAATTCGAGGTGGCATTCCAGTTGATCCATGTAAACTTACGCTTAATCCAGCCATATATAGTATAATATTATATAAAAGATTGGGATATTGAGTTCAATAAACTCATTTCATCCTAAATAATAATATTCATAATATTTATTATTAATATTATGAATATCGCAAAGTTACTCGGTTCTCTTACAGTCATTTTTCTCTCTTTATTGGCATTAGACTCAATCTATTTCTTCTTTGTTCAAGCAAATATGAAAAATATGATTAGTTCTATTCAGCAGACTCCAATGAAGATTAATTTGAGTTATTTTGTTCTTTGTTATCTATTTTTAACTTTTGCGATTTACTATTTCATTATTAAAGAGAGAAAACCTACAATCGATGCCTTCTTACTTGGATTAACTGTCTATGCAATTTACGAGTTGACAAATGCTTCTATTTTTACAAAATGGAAAAATTGGGTTATTTTAGTAGATTCTATTTGGGGAGGTGTTTTGTTCTCTCTTGTAACGATTATATATCGTTATTTTTACAGAAATTAAATATCATAGAATAATTGGACTTCTTCAATCAAATTATCCGTACGATTTTCTATCCAATAATTTATTTGTTTAGACAACCAGTCTAACTGGTTGATCCATTTCTCTCCCCAACAAGAAGTAAAATTAGTTCCTTCATCACTATAGTTGTGAGGATTAAAACGAATGAATACGATTGGTCGATATCCAAACTCTTGTGATATCTCAATAATATGTTTATTATCATAAACACGATTACAATTTATATTATGATATTTTTCATCTATTTCAATAACTAATATTTGGGGACCTAAATCTAATATTAGAATGATTTGACTTTTTGGAGAATCTGTCATCTTATAAGATATCCATGACAAATCTGGAAAACTTGTTTTTATATGTTTTACAACAGAATGGTATTTTTTTGTTTTACTTGTTATAATTACATTTACCATCCCGTCCAATTTGTGTTCAAAACAGTATAATGTTGTTTTCTCTCCTTCGAAACCAAACAAAGAACGCTTTTTACAATCTGGATAATGGCACATGTTGGAATAATAATATAATCATTATATTATTATTATTAATTCAGTTTATAAATGAAATGTAAAAAAATATTAGAAGAATATTATTATTATACCCCATTTATTGAATATCATAGAACAATTGGACTACTTCAACTGTTTTATCCGTGTGATTTGCCATCCAATAATGTATTTGTTCAGACAACGTATCCAATCGATTGATCCATTCATCCTTCTTTGTCTTCTTTACTACACAAATACCCTGCTTATTCTGTCCCCAACAAGAAGTAATATTTTTTCCTTCATTACTATAGTCGTCTGGATTGAAACGAATAAATACGATTGGTCGATGTCCCAAATCTTGCGATATTTCCATAATGCGCTTATTTTCACAACTACAATCATAATCAGTGTGCTGATTTTCGTCAATCTCGATAACTAATATTTGTTCACCTAAATCCAATAATAGATCAGGTCGTCTCTTTGAACAGCCTCCTACTATTGTCTTATCTGCTGTCCATGACAAATCTGGAAATTCTGTTTTTACATGTTCTACAACCGAAAACTCTTTTGTTTTATAATTGCGAGTTACCGGTTTATCTGGAAACATATTGATATAACAGAAAAGACAATAACCATCGTATTTTTCTGTAACAAGAGTATAACACCAATTATTTTGACACGATTTATCTTTTATATTTATCATTCCCTCCAATTTATGTTTTGAACAATATAATGCTTTAAGTCCTTCAAAATTAAAACCAGGTCCAGTTTTACAATTTTCATGTTGACACCTTTTATTTTTTATATCTATCATTCCATTCAATTTATGGATTGAACAATATAATCCCTGTATTTCTCCTTCAATATTGAAATGAGGTTGTGTTTTACAATTTTCATGTTGACACCTTTTACTTTTTATATCTACCATCCCATCCAATTTATGTTCTGAACAATATAATCCTAATTGTGACCCTTCAATATTGAAATTAGGTATCGTTTTACAATTTGGATGAAAACACATTTGATGTTTCACGTCTATCATTCCATTCAATTTATGTTCTGAACAATACAATGCTTTAAGTCCTTCGATATTGAAAGTAGGTTGTGTTTTACAATTTGGATAATGACACGTTTTACTTTTTACATTTATCATTCCATCTAATTTATGTATTGAACAATATAATGTCGTTTGTTGTCCTTCAAAATTGAAAACAGGACTCGTTTTACAATTTGGATGAATACAACTTTTACTTTTTACATTTATCATTCCATCTAATTTATGTATTGAACAATATAATCCTAATTGTGATCCTTCTGTATTGAAATGAGGTATCGTTTTACAATTTTCATGTTGACACGTTTTACTTATCACATTTATCATTCCATCCAATTTATGTTCTGAACAATATAATGCTTTAAGTCCTTCAAAATTAAAATGAGGTATCGTTTTACAATTTTCATGTTGACACGTTTTACTTTTTACATTTATCATTCCATTCAATTTATGGATTGAACAATATAATCCTAATTGTGACCCTTCAATATTGAAAGTAGGTTGTGTTTTACAATTTGGATAATGACACGTTTTACTTTTTACATTTATCATTCCATCCAATTTATGTTCTGAACAATATAATCCTAATTGTGACCCTTCTGTATTGAAAGTAGGTATCGTTTTACAATTTTCATGAAAACACGTTTTACTTTTTACATTTATCATTCCATCCAATTTATGTTCTGAACAATATAATCCTAATTGTGACCCTTCGATATTGAAAGCAGGTTGTTTTTTACAATTTGGATGAAAACACTTTTTACTTTTTACATTTATCATTCCATCCAATTTATGTTCTGAACAATATAATGCTTTGAATCCTTCGATATTGAAATTAGGTATCGTTTTACAATTTGGATGAAAACACGTTTTATTTTTTACATCTACCATTCCATCCAATTTATGTTCTGAACAATATAATGCTTTAAGTCCATTTTTATTGAAAGTAGACCGCTTTTTGCAATCTGGATAACGACACATTCTTTGAATAATAATATAATGAATATATTATTATTTTTAATTCAATTTATAAATGAAAAATAAAAAATTATTAGAAGAATGTTATTATTATATTATCCTATTTTCACATTATTATTTAATTTTCTGTCAATATTCTGGGAGCAACATTCATTGAGATCAATTCTTGGAATAGAAGTTTGCAAGCATATGGTATTTCAACATACGAGAAGTCCGTTCTGTTATCGCAAGTCTTACAATGATGAATATGTACTTCGTCGTTATACGATGCAATCAAACCGCATTTCTTACAAACGTGAACTGAATATTTGTCTGATACGTCATACAACCTTTCTTTTGTAAACCGCGAGGCTCCATGAGCTACTGTTGTATCTCTCTCCATCTCACCAAATCTTAAACCACCATCTCTTGATCTACCTTCAGCAGGTTGTCTAGTCAAGTTCACCATTGGACCAATTGAACGACTGTGTTGCTTATCAAGAACCATATGTTTCAATCTTTGATAGAATACTGGACCAGTGAAGATACTACATTCGTGTTGTTCTCCTGTTAAGCCATTATACAGAAGTTCATTACCATTTGCTTCATATTTTGCCTTTAACAATTCATCGCGAATCGTATCCACATCTAGATGACCGAAACTTGTTCCATCTCCAAATAATCCTAATGATAGCAATACTTTCGCCAAGATGGTCTCCTTCAATTGAGCAATTGTCATTCTGGAAGGGATAGCATGAGGATTCAATATAATATCAGGACGAATTCCATCCTTGGTAAAGGGCATATCTTCTTCTGGAATAATATTACCAATTGTTCCTTTCTGTCCACTACGACTAGAGAATTTATCACCAAGCACAGGAGGTCTTACTGCTCGAACTCGCACTTTGGCAAAGTTATATCCATCTCCATTGCGATCAATATAATTCTTATCAATATACAATTCTTCATCTGTTCTGTAAATGCGACTCTTATCTTCGAATTTGATGACCTTGGTTGGATCATTTCTATTTTCTTTGATTGGAGTAATCTTTGAAATAATCACATCGCGATTTTCGACCAATGTATTTTCAGGAATAACACCTTTGCTGTTGACTTTGTTATAATTCGCAAACTTCATACCCTTTGTCTTTGTTGGGTCTGGTTTACAACGAATTTCTTCATCACCATTGACTTTCTGTTTGTCTTCATCTTTTTCAGTATGATAAATGGTTGCTTGAAACAGTCCTCGATCGATTGATCCTTTGTTGAACAGAAGAGAATCTTCTTGATTATATCCAGTATGTGTCATGATTGCAACCACAACATTATACCCAGAAGGAATATCGTTGATGTGAATCATATCCATAATACGAGTATCCACTAAAGGACGAGCTGGATAGGTAAGAACATAGGATGTCTTATCCATTCGGTTTTCATAGTTTGTAACATAAACACCGATTGCTTGTTTTGCTTGAGCACATTGATATGTATTTCTGGGAGACTGATTATGTTCAGGGAAAGGAATACAAGATGCGAGAATACCGAAGATTGTGCTAGGATGAATCTCACAATGAGTGAACCTATAAATTTCAGTGTTTATTGGGCGATGAACCCATTGTTTCTCCAAGTCGGCTGGTGTCATTGAAATCAAACAGTATGATTGTTCTTCTGGATCAATATACTCAATAATGGCTTCAGGAAGAACACAATTCGTCAACAGGTCATTCCATTTAACATCACACCTTCGAAGTTGAGGAATAACTGATTTTTTCATAATGAGATGATTATTGTTGACTCGTAGCAATGGGCGAGTCAATCGTCCTGCGTCATTACAAATGCGAATCTCAGCAGTCTTATAGTCGAATATGATAGAAACATATATATTCAGTGAACCTTCTTGTTTTTTGAGTTTCAACATATTATACAATGCAACTGGATCTTCAACGATACCGATCCAACATCCGTTAATCAATACTTTGACTTTTCCAAATGTTTGTAAAGGAGTACAAGTTGACAATTCAATGACGTTCTCCAATACGCATTGATATATTGGCTCCGAGTTGGAAGCAATTGTGATATGCGCCATATATGCAAGATTCTTGACAACACCAACAGATTGACCTTCTGGTGTCTCAGCAGGACATAGATAACCCCAAGAAGTATTATGTAACTTACGAGGAGGAATCAGTTTGCCACTTTTATCTGTCGGGGTAGAAATACGACGCATGTGACTCAAACTGCTGACATAAGTCAATCGATTTAGAACTTGTGCAACACCAACTTTGTTACTATTGATTTGTTTGATTCCAAAGTCGCCGGTGGACAATGCCTTTTTCAATCCATTCTCAATCGTTGTTGATTTGATGATCTTATAAATATTTGTCATATTGACAATGTTCATATATTGTTCAGTCGATTTCCAAGAACCATTATTGATTTCTTTGATAATCTGTTTCTCCATATCTTTCACAAGCTTATTGAAGTAATTGCGAAATAGGTTGTTCAACAGAGAACCAGTAAGATCAATGCGTTTATTCAAATATGAATCACGATCACTAGGTTTGATCCAATCAAATTTGGCTTGTAATATGCGATTTGTCATGTATCCCAAGAAGAATATTTTCTGTGACAGAGTAGCACAATGAGGGAATAAATCATTTGACAGAATATCATTTGCAAATTCCAATTTCTTGCGTTGTCCAGTTTCTCTATCCATATTAATGGGGGTATACATAACGTATCCAGTAATATATTTGATAGCATCTTCCTGTGTTAAGCAGGTATTTGCATCAATGATTGACGCAACAAGACCTTGTAATAGATCTTTATATTCAATGTTGTCAATATCCAATATAATATATTGACAAATTTCCATGTCAGGAATGATACCAAGCGCACGAAACAGAACGAATAGTGGGATAGGTTGTTTCACTCGAGGCAACTGAACAACAATGGGAAATCCAAGACCATTATTCTTTGACGAAACGAAGAGGTTCAGTTGTTTAGGAGAGATACATTTGAAGTCGGGGATTGACTTGATTTCCGCACTCCATGTATATTTAGTGTTATTTTTACTAACATTATAAATATATATTTTGTTTTCTGCTGCTCTTTCTTGTCCCAATACAGTTTTCTCTGATCCGTTAATGATGAAATATCCTCCAGTGTCATATTTACATTCACCAATGCTTTTAGGATCAACATGTTTGTATTGAGATAATACGCATATGTTTGATTTAAGCATGATTGGCATTTTTCCAATATGTATTTTTGGGAGAGTTTTGTAAAAGTTTTGAACATTCTCCAGATTTTCGCCGTTTCGAACAACGAAATGTATTTTAATATCAATCGTCATGACAGAAGCATACGTGAAATTGCGAAGCCTGACTTCTTGAGGGAACATCAGTTTAGTTGCTCCATTATTTTCATGAATCTGTGGACGATACAGATTGAAGTTTTCAAAAGTGACAAATAATTCCAATCTATGTTTGCCCGATGCAATATCAAGATCTTGTTCAGACTTGATATTAATTGGATTGAACATTTCGATTGTTTTCATCAATTGGTATTCAATGAAGTGATTGTATGATTCGATTTGATGTCGAACCAGTCTCTCCAAATGTTGCCCTTTGAAGTAACTTTCGATAATATCCCAAGGGGTTTCAATATATTCTGCTGCAAATATGTCGTCATTCTCTTCGACAGATTTAGCATTTGATGTATTTTCATTGATTGTTGTCATTGTTGATTTTATGGTTTGAGTAGATAACATAATTTAGTTATTAATTATTTCAATTTATTTTTAAATCGTTTCGTCTTTATCTTAATAAATGTTTTTTTTAGTAAACAATAAAGCGAATAGAATGCGAGTAAAGAATTCATTATAATACTAATTCTCTATTATAATGAGTTCCAATAAAAAGACGATACAGATTAATCCAGATTTATTTAAACTTCAAGGTTCATCCAAGTCACGAACGAGAAGTAATAGAGAGAGAAAGAAAATCGAGAAACCAATTACTCCAAATCTATTAAAAAGGCAATTAATAGAGAGAATCAAGGATCATAAGAAGAGGTTAGAACAGACAGAACCTCCACGAAGTAGTGTTAGTAAAAATGTCATAGTTCATGAAAAAACAGATGAATCAAAAGACGACGACGATGAATTTATAATGTCAATGAATTATCTTTCTTCTTTATCAGAGAAATCAGAGAAAGAATCAAATATTGAGTCAAAGGGTATACCAACAAGTATTCCAATTTTTCAAAAAATACAAACATCGACTGCACCAAATGTTCAAATGGTTGATATTGAGTTACATGATGATTTTAAAAATACACATATGCAATTGGAAAACGTTATACCAGCAACATCAATATCAATGTCAACAATGGAAGAAGATGATGATGTTTCACAATATCAACAACAACCGCAACAACAAGATATTATATTAAAATATGAAAGACCAACAGATGTTCCATATGGTTGTTTAAAGAATGGAAGTAAACCTACTTATCGTTCTTGGATGACACATAAGAATGATATATATAAACAACAACCAAATGATAATTCTTCTGTTTTGCTTGAAAGAGAGAAAAAGCTGAATGAGTTAAAAAGTCGTTTTAAAGAGAATGAAATAGAAGAACCAAAACAGATAGAAGATGATAGTCCGGTTTATATTAAAAAGACAATTCGAAGAAAATATACTCTTGGAAAGTCAAAAATATATAGAAAAGTTGGAGTATTGATTAAAAACATACAAACTAGAAAAAAAGTAATTGATTCACATAAAGAATTAAAGACTCATCATGTTAATGATATTAAAAAGTATTTGAGAAATAAAGGTCTTATTAAAATCGGCAATCATACTCCAACCGATTTATTAAGAAAAATATATGAATCTGCTATTTTAACTGGTGATGTCAATAATAGTAACAAAGAAACATTATTACATAATTTACTAAATGAATCGAGTGATCATTTTTAATTTTCTTGATTTAGTCCTCATCTGAGTCTTCGAATCTCGCCTTCTTTTGTGGTTCAGCATCAACACCAATATATGCATCTTCATCATCTTCGGCATCGGCATCTTCTTCCTCATCTTCATCCGAATTTTCATATTCTGGAGGAATTACAAGTTCTTCTTCTTCCATATCTATTTTGGGTTTTTTACTAATAATCTGTTCTACTTCTGTGGGATATTCTTCCTTTTTCTCCTTGTCACCTTTCTTCTTTCGCATTGGTGGTGGTGGAAGTTGTGAGATACCTTCTAAATAATTCTCTTCGGCAACATCTTCTGCTTGTGGCGACTCTTCGAGATCATAATAAGACTTTGCTTTTACAGTATTTTGTATAGGTGCGGTTATTTGTTTACGTTGTTGATATTTCATTGTTCGCTTATATTCATCGGAAGTCTCTAATTTTGCGATAATAGAGACGAATCGATCATTCAATTCAAATCGTTGTCCGATAACGATTGCTACAAAGATATCACCTTCCTTGATAGTATTAAAGTAATCGACATTATAGTGATGGTCTCTTGTAATAAATACAATTGCCGGAGAAGGTTTAATATTTGCTATATCTCCACGAATTCCAGCTTTTGTAATATTCACAGCAATACAAGTAATTTTCATTCCTTCCACTGGTAAACTTGTTTCGCATTCAAATAGAACTTCGAATATGATATTTCCGCCTCTAACTGTTCCACTGGAATAACTGATTATTTTGGAAGATCCTGGTTTGATGAATCCTTCAACCACACATTTTCCTTCATAATCATCTTGTATTTTTTGTCGTATTGTTTCATCAAGATTTTGTCCGATCGAAATGATAGAAATACTAATACTTCGAGTAATCATCGATGGAGCATATATTGCGGAATCGACAACTCCTTTCTTTTGTCTTCTGCTATTAAATTTGGATTTCATTTGTTGCGTTTGCATTGTTTTCATTATATTATTCATTATTATATTTATTTATATTCAATTTTATTTTATTATAGTAATCCAGTCTCTACATATTCATTCAATCGATATATATATAATATTTCTTAGTTATTTCTTACCTGTTTTTTTGAGAGGTTTTGTTTCTGGTTGAAATACGAAATTCATCGTATAATCAACTGGTTTCATATTTACAAATTGTATAAAGTTCTGTAATTCATAATTTAAAAACCATATTTTGTTTTCTTTATTTACTTTTTCATAATACCGAAGTATAAATTCGCATATATAACATAGTTCACTTTCATTTGTATATTTCAAATTGACATATGTAGGTGTCACTTCTAAATAATTATAATATTGTGATGGAGGTTTCGTTGTATCACTTAATTGGTATATTTTACTATTGACAATTTCATTCAATGTTTCGGTCATTTGTGTCTTATTCGTGCTTTTATTACATATTCGACCAGTTGGTGTCCTCTTTACATCTGGTTGTTTTTCAGTAATCTTTGTTTTAAATACCATTATATTATTATCTTTCATATCAATGAACCCGACTAATGAATTAAATAATTTCCCCATGAGGGGTGATAAATCTTCACTTTTTTGTTTCAGCATACGTTGCGAATCACTATAATCGGCAGTATTATAATTTACTTCTGTTCGATTCCACTGAAGAGTATTTGTATCTTTATGAAACATATAATAATGAGGTTTAGCCTTGTAGCTGATATATCCAAATGCGATTGAACCTTTATCACCTGACATGCGTATGAGCAGACTATCGCAGTATAATTTGAGTATTTTTATAAAATCATCGGTATCATCGTATTCATCTATATCTAAACTATATTGTAGTAACAGTATTTTCTCGTCTGGTAATAGATCATCAATAATATGTTCAACTAACATTTGTTGTAATGTCTCTCTTGGAACGGGGTCACTTGCGCTACGAATGAAGATACTATAATTACTTAAATTATACATTACGATACCTAATATAATGTGCTTTTCTATCCAAACCTCTTCTCCGTCATAGACTTTGGGTATTTCACGTATTTCCTTTTCGGTTTTATTGAAAATCTCCATTGACAGATCATATTTGGATTTCATCAAACTAACTAATTTGCCATATTTTGTATCTACATTCGCGCGTTCTACTTGAGGTGATTGTATTTTCAGTAGTTCTGCTGCTTTAGCAGGAACGGCAGCAGGTGTTATATCTCTTATAATATCGATTTTTTCTGGTAAAGCCTTGATTGGTACACTTCTATCATAGAGAGAAATATTCTTGTTATCTAATTCATTTGGTTGAAAGAGATAATATTCACCGATATTTACTAGATGTCCATTTCTCTCATATTTATCTTTAATGAATATATTTCTGTCATCAACCACATGTGTTAACGCAGCATATATTTGAATAATAGAATATCTATTGTGTGGATTGATTCTTTTTATTAAATCCAGTTTTTTGTAGAAAAATCGTTCTTTAAATAGTCCTTTGATGCGATTAATAATAGTATCGATGTTTGCGTTTGCAAATGCTTCTCCATATGTATATTCATTCGTATTCGTCGGTGTAACAGAACTACATTGATAATCACAATCTTCCATATAATCGCAAGTCATACTATATGGACTATCACCAACTTGAAATGGAATTGTTACTTTTGGTTGAGTAGAGAGAATAATATCCAAAGTAGTATTGATCTTTTGTTGAGAGAAGTTAGTCTGGTCATGATTGAGAATACAATCAACTGCGGTTTTCTTCAATAATCTGGTTACGACACCGATTTGTTTTGCTTTAAATTCTGCAACTCGATATATATATACATCTGCCGTTTCTGTATTTTTATCTTTCTCTGATAGAACTGTTCCATGTAAAAATATTTGTACGTTTCTTTTCTTTAAAGGCAACCATTTATGACTCAAATTACGGACAGCACGACCAACGACTTGTTCAATTCGATTCATATTATACCATGGTTCTAATATATGAACTTGACGTATTGCTTTAAAGTCAATACCTTCTGATCCTGATTGAGAGATTAATACCACTTTGATTTTCTCTCCAGAAATATCTATATTTTTCACTTCATCGAAGATATTATCAATATTTGTGATTGCTTTGACATCTCCGTCATTATTAGGAGATAAATGACTATCGCCAGTAATCATGATATATTTTGCTGGTTTAAAATCCGGTCTTTTTGTTGATTCCATTGTTCTCACATCTACTGCTGCAGTAGGAGGTGTTTTAAATAGTGAGTTTGAACCGTATCTTGTAAATCCCATTTCTTCTAATGCTAATGCCATTGGTATAAGTCCACCATATAAGTATTGAGAATAAATGAGTATAATACCCTCTGAGATAATACCTGTTTGTTTGTTATGTATCGTATCACAAATGCTTTTTATCTTTGAACTATACTTGCCGATATTATCTTGATCAAAGAATGCACCATAACCTGCTTTATATTCGTAATTTAAATTTTTATTGAATGACATTACTGTAGAGAGACCTTTATGACCATATAATTCTGATATTCTTACATTGCCATATAATTGTTCGTTTAGTTCAGAATCTTCCGTGTTTACATCAGCGTCCAAATCTGATAATAATTCTTCATCTTCTGCTGGCGAATTCACCCCCTTTGCGGGAGCACCCCCTCCCATTTCATCAGAATTGGCTGTATTCTGGTCAGATTCTTCTTCTTCTTCTTCTTCTTCTTCTTCTTCTGCGGGTATATTTTCATTAGCTTCTTCGAGAGAAGAGTTAGACGAAGGAATAACAGGAGAAGGAGAAGAAATAGCAGGAGATGCTTCAGTCGAAGGAACAATAGAAGAGATAATTGAAGATACAACAGAAGAAATAGAGGATGGTGCAGCAGAAGAAATAGAGGATGGTGCAGCAGAAGAAATAGAGGATGGCATAGCAGAAGAAATAGAGGATGGCATAGCAGAAGATATTTCAGTATTTATTCTCTCTAATCCAGGATATGCGATAATAAGTGTTTGTATCAAAGGTTGTAAAATAGTATATCCAAATGATTCCATCTCTTCTAAATTTTTATTCTGTATATAATTTTGTAATATGTAATTATATACTTCATTTTGATAAGAACCGATCTCCGTCAAATATAAACTGAATGCATGTTCTATATTTTCGGCAGGTATTGGATTTCCATTCATCTTCATAGTAGGAAACAAATATCTAGGATAAGTATGTTCAGGAGAGAATAAACTAGGATATACTCGAAATGGAAATGTATAAGGATTTTCACCCCTAACATATGATACATATCCTGTCGCTTTTTGGGTCAATAGGTCTTCATCAATTAAATCGTCATTATTATCAAAGACATCACTACTTCGAATAATTGATCGTCGATCATTCATATTCATCATGTTTAAAATCCATACCAATTCTTTACAACTATTAAACATTGGAGTTGCCGTTAAAAAAAGTAATCTAAGATTATTCGCATTCTTAACTAATTTTTGAAATGCCTTGGATGCAATCTTATCTTTTCCATTTTTACTATCTGTTATATTTTTCATGTTCTGTATTTCATCAATAATAATCAAACTATTGTTAAACTCTCTGCGTAAATTATATACAGAAATATCTGTCATATCATCTCCAATCACTTCATTTATTCTGTGTGCAAATTTGACATATCCATAAAACTTATAATTTTTCTTAATTAATCTATTTACTTCTTTCACAATCGTGGCACGACTGACTCGAATATTTGTAGGATTGACTTCATTGATTAACTGATTCCCTATTATATTATTCATTGTCCATGGTTGAGTCTTACTCATTTTTGCCTCATCGAATAATTGAAGTTTAAAATTATCAACAACATTTGAAGAAGCAACAATGATAATCTTCTTTTTAACACCGATCCTTTTTAAATATTCTCTCATTTCTTCTGCAATACCAATTGCAGTTAATGTTTTTCCACTTCCTAATCCATGAAATAATAGTAAACTGTTATATGGTGTTTGAAAAGAGAGATAATTTCGGACAAAATGTTGATGAGGTGCCAATTCAAAATCCGCATTGATGATTTTATTTGCGAATTCATCAAAGTTTTCTTCATTTTTTTCTTGACTTTCAACAATTTCATGTAAAGAACCATCATATTTGGTTTCTTGGAATTCTTTTTTCTCCGCGATTTTAGCATTAAAGTTCTTATCATTTAATGTTGGATACAGAAAATCATCTGGTGGTTGTGTTACTGATTCTTCTCTCTCTTTTATTTCTTTTTGAATTAAAAAATCATTACAAGACTTACTGTATTTATTTTTTGATTCTTTACATGATGTTTCAAGAGGAGTTACTTCTTCTGTAGAAATATCAGTAAACAAAAGAGGAGGTTCTATAATTCTTTCATTGATATCATTTTGAATAATAATTTTCTCTGGAATCAGAGAAATCAGAGAAACAGCTGGAGCAATAGGAGAAGGATTCAGAGAAGGATTCAGAGAAAGAATAGGAGAAGGCGTTTTCTCTAATACAGGAATAATCTTCTTTGTTCTAGGTTTTCGTGGGTTTTTTTGAATAATAATAGGTTCACCATTTTCATCTTCTAATACAGGAATAATCTTCTTTGTTCTAGGTTTACGTGGTTTTGGAGCAACAATAATAGGTTCGCCATTTTCATCTTCTAATACAGGAATAATCTTCTTTGTTCTAGGTTTTCGTGGTTTCTTCAGAGCAGTTATATCCATTTATAATTATATTATAAAATATAATTATAATTATCACACACTAAAAACGAACTACGCATATAACAATATCGCATGCATTGTCTCATGAACCTTGCGTAAGACTGTTTTTTTCTCTAAATGATATGGTCTAATAGATTCCATACATTCATCATATGTTTTCCATTCTAATTTACTAACTTCTGCTTGTTGAAACTGTAAAGACCCAGTCGACAAATCATTGATATTGTCGGTATCTGGTTTATACACAGCAATAAAATACTTATGCTTATAAAATTTATGATTTGATCCTATAAACAGTTCTTCATATGGTATAATATTATCTATCAATTGTATTTTTTCGATGTCGATACCAGTTTCTTCATTACACTCTCTCAACGCACAATCTACATCTTTTTCCTGATAATTTTTGCGCCCTTTTGGAAACTCCCATTCTGTCTCTTTCCAATGAGTTGTGCTTTCATCAATCAAATCTTTTAGAAAATATGTTCGGTCATTATAATCAATTCCATTCATTAATAATTCATACTTGATATTTGAATTATTTGCTTCATTCTTATATAACGGATTTACAGTAACTCTTCCCCACATTTTTCTCCATAAATCTTCAAATGATTGTGTCAATAAATTGTCTTTTTCCAAGAGAGACATTTCGTTAATTTTTTTTTGAAGATGATATATATTATTCACGTTATATTTGCCGCGTATAAAGTCAATATACCCGAAACTGTCTTTTCGTCGAATCATGAGATAGTATATTTCCCCTTTCACAACCTGAGTTAAAATGATACCACAACTGATAATAGGCAATTTACATTGATGTAATAAATGCCCGGTTTTTGAACAATTATTACACAAAATCGTTTTATTCATTATATGACTTAAATAATCATCTTTTAGTTTTTAAATTCTTTTATAATTAATTTGTCATAAATAATAGTAGCATTCGGTGCGAATCGTTTTTGTTAAGAGTTTAATGTGTTTCGTATTATATTATGCCTAAATATATAAATCAATCATTTACATCCACATTAGATCCTGCGATATGGGGTCCACATTTTTGGTTTTTCTTACATACAATTGCGGTATCATATCCTCTTTACCCAAACACAATTACCAGAAAAAAATACTACGAATTTATTCATAATTTGCCTCTTTTTATTCCTGTTGAAAATATCTCAAAGTATGTTTCCAAATTATTAGATAAATATCCAGTAACTCCTTATTTAGATAATAGAGATTCATTTATTAGGTGGACACACTTTATACATAATAAAGTAAATCAAAAATTGGAGAAACCAAAAATATCATTGGAAGAGTTTTACGTCCAATATTATGAACATTATAAATCAAAAAATGTCAAATTAATAGAATTCAATAAATTACGTAGGCATATTGTATATATTTTTTTAATTGTTTTATTAGGATTTGTGATATATTATATACATTATAAGTCCTCTTTTTGAGAAAGGTTGAAAATAATATTAATATGTTGGTATATTATAATGAAACATGGTGGAACAGTTATCGAATCAGGTGGATTTGGTTGTATTTTTAAACCGCAAATAAAATGTGATCCACTGCATATAATTGGAAATACCAATATATATGACAAGACAGGTATTTCTAAAATAATGCGATTACAACATGGACTCGATGAATACGATGAAATAATCAAGTTCATTCCTATTTTAAAGACGATACCGAATTATAAAAACTACTTTATTATTTCACAGTTTACGATTTGCCGTCCTGTTAAACTTACTAAATCTGATTTGAAAGATTACGATACAGTGAATTGTTCTTCGTTAAAGAAAAAGGGAATTACAAAAGACAATATAAACGATCATTTGAGCAAATTATTGACATTAAACATGCCATATGGTGGAATAGATCTAGACTGCTATATCAGCAAAAATCTATATGATTCTGCGCGTATCATAGAATTCAACAATAAAATGATTGATTTGCTCGATAATGCCATATTACCAATGAACAAGAAAGGAATATATCACTCGGACTTGAAAGCAAATAATATATTAGTCAATAATGAAAATGGACATTTACGTTTTAGACTAATAGATTGGGGTCTCTCTACTATTTATTTTCCTGGTAAACAAAATGTATCTGTCGAAACAAATTATGGATTCACAGATGATTGGAAATTTATACCCGATGCATATAGAGACCGTCCATTTCAGTTCAATGTTCCATTTTCATGTATATTATTTTCTACAATTTTCAAAGAAATGTATGAATTATTTCTTATAACCAACAAACGAACTCACAAAGATATTCGTGATTTTTTACAAGAATTTGTTAAAACACATATTGAATATCGTGGTTCTGGGCATTTATCAAATTTTAAATCTATTTTCAGTAAAATGTATGGAACACCTGAATTTACAACAACAATAGAAAAATTACATGGTAAAATAGATATTATACAACAAAATGTAAATATAAAACATATTGGATATATTATCGATTATCTCTGTAATATTTTAATAAAATATACGAAAAATGAAAAATTTGATGTTTTAGGATACTTAAATGAAGTATATATTAAAAATGTTGATATATGGGGATTTGTCATGACATTTCTTCCATTAACAGAACAAATAATGCAATACGAATTAATTCAGCCATCTCAAAAAACTTCATTTTATCGAAAAATAATACATACCAGTTTGAAAGATATGATAAATATATTATTAAAATATAGCAGTTCTCCAATCAATATTGATGAATTAAAGAAGGTGTTATTATCATTGAATAAAAAGTTACAACGCTTAAGCAGAGAACCGGTATTATTACAAAAATTAAAACAGCGACAAATACAGTCTCTGAAAATACGTAGTAAAATAAAGATTCTTCGTCGAAAAATGCTTACGCGCAAAAAGAGAGAAAGTCGTCGATCAGGTAAATTATAATAAATTCAATTTAACCAAGAAAAACCCAACTATTATAATGAGTGTTCATATATTCTGCCGTTTTACTTTCTTTATACTGAAACATCTTATACGCTTCTTTGGCATGTAAGAATCGGCCTATATAACCTAAAATCATGATAATAATTAAGACTCCAACAAAACGCATGTTAATATTTTTACTAAAAAATTTATTTACAAATACATAACTTGCGAGATTCAAGAAGATTGTATAAATTGTTATGTTAACTAATATAGATAGACAGATGATTGGTATTAACTTCATAAAGGCAATCCATGACGTTTTTGGATTTGTCGTTTCCAAAAATAGTTTCGTAAACATATATATATATTATAATATTTCTTTGAAACAAATATTCAAAGAAATATACGAGGGTAAATATATCAGTTATTATATGAGACTTGAAATTATTATTATTGCCATTACCGCTGTCTTCATTTATAATGTATATTATGATGGAAATATTTTAAAGAAGATCTATTCATATAAGAAATATTTCACAATGGGTATAATTGCCATTATAGGCATATCGATTTATCTGTTAATCAAACGGGATCCCATGCAATCAAAGAAGATACTTCTTTATGCGAATAATATGATAAAATATATGCCGATAGATAAACAGACGATGAATTTTATTTCTCCTATTATTGATTTCACATCTCCCAAAGATAATAGTGGATTTATGATGGGAATGAACAATAATTCACAATCACCTACAAAAGGTTTCAATGGTAGTGGTGGCAGTGCTACTAAGAGATCAGTATCTGAAACAAAGAAGAAATATGTAGCGTCGCAACAACATTGGAAATGCGGTGAATGTCATCAACAGTTGAACCATACTTTCGAAATAGATCATCGTGTAAGATTAGAATATGGTGGTGGAAATAATGTGGAGAATTTGGTGGCACTATGTAGGAATTGTCATGGAGAAAAAACTGCTAGTGAGAATATGTAAATCATAATATTTATATAATATATACTATTAATGGAAGCGGCAGCAACAGGAGCAAATAAACCCCCGCCAAAGGATTCTGAAACAAAAAATATATTGAACGCAATTGATTATAAAAATCTCGGTAATTATTTTGGTAATCCTGTGATAATAACTATTTTATATTTCATTATTTTAATCAGTTTTATTGTGGTATTATTTTCAACGACATATGTGACGATATCATCATTAATTACAATATTTTTCGTATATCTCTTAATAAAGCAAATATATTATGCGCTTAATGATAAATCAGGTAAGGCTGCAAGTCTTTGGTCATTTGCGTTGCCCATCTTTTTAATTATTTTTACATTGGCATGTAATGCTTTTTTACCGAAAAGTTCAAAGTTTGTCTTAACGAATCAAAGTAACATAATTCAAAATATACAAATGCCAATATATTCTATTTTATATGCTTCAATTATATACGGTATTTTCTTCATATTTATGTTAATATATCATACATTTGACAAAAATAAAATTACATTATTATGCGTGTCATTCTTTTTCATCATATTATCTTCAATGTATATTGTAACAAGATCAAATTTGCCACAAGATGTGACAAAAAGTCAAACAACTTCAATGATGATAAATACACTTGTTTATACACCTCTTGTTGCTTCTTGTATTTATATTATATACGTATTTATGACGTATAAAGGGTTCATACTCAGTGGCTATAATGATATTAAGAACACGTCTTTAATGAATAATATTACACGCGTAATACCTACACCAGCTGCATCAACGATTACGAATATGGAAGAACAGTTGAATAATCTCAAACAATATGATACATCAGGATCAAAATCATCGTCAAAGACAGAATCATTCATGCCTGGGCAGGTTGCGGTTGCCAAAGATTTATCAATATATGGTTTACTTATTATTTATGGAATCGTATTTCTAGGATGTTTCTTTACATTTTTGAATACGACAGCCAATACGAAATATAATTCATTGAATGAGTTGGTTATCATACTGATAAATGGATTTATTATATCGGTTATTGCAGTTTTAACAATGAAAATGACTTCTGCTGGTTTCTCTTCGTTTCAAAATGATTCGATTAAAGAATTAAATAAATCAATGAAAACTGCTGAAATTAAAAGGGGGCAATATTTTGGTAGGTTGGGATTAGAAAATGAGGAATATGGAGTTCTCGCATTGTTAATAGTATATAATGTTGCCATAGCAAATGTATTTAATAATGATTATTTCAGTAAAGATAATGAGATATTTGTCAAGTTTCTCTCTTCATTCATTCCGTCTTCGTATATAACCAAATATGAAAATAGTCTACCAACTCTTAGTATCATAATTACATATATTATTACATTTGCGATATATTACAAAGTAATAATGAAAGAGAGAAATGTAAAGAACGATTCAGACTTACTAATGTTTTTCATTACATTAATTTTATTCATAACAGTAATATTATACATAAATGGTAGTAAATTGGCACAAGGTTCTTCATTGAATAATGGTATTTCGCCTTATATATATGCGATTATAGCATTTGTGATCATTTTCTGTGTAGGATTATTTCTCATATATATATCGACAAAACTGAATATGAATCTCGCGTTTTTTAATATGGAAAAAGATCAGTTGATGCAATCAATTACAGTATCTCTTTTCATCCTGTTTGGTATTTTTTTCTTATTTTCATTGATTAATTGGATCATCCAGTTATTTCAAGTATTTACATTTAAAAACTCAGATGGTTCATCAAGTGTCTTTGGGATTATATTAAATTTTGCAATTATCATCACGTTATTGGCGATTATATACAGAATGATGTCATATAGTAATTTATTCAAAGGGTCAACATTTATAACAGACAGTCCATTATCGCAACTCATAATAGGTTGTATTTTCTATATACCTTGTTTGCTGATTGCACTGATCGATATATTGTCAGGTTATTATAAAAAGGGTTCAACTGTTATGGTAAATGCGATGAAACGAGCATCAACCGGTGATTTGGCAAGTTCAGTTTCTTCATTACAAATTACGCCAAGTAGAACAGATATTATTTTGCTGATTCTTATAGTCTTATTATATCTCATATATTATAGTATTCCATACACATATACATTATTTTCATCGCAAGGTGGACAGCTTCTATTAAAAGAGCCTGTATATACAGATAAAGAAATAGTTTTAGCAACATATACATCATTGAATCCTCAAGTAAATTCGACAAAAAAATCATTTAAACTATTTAATTATGATTTTTCATGGTCGAATCCAGATTATAACGCAACGCAAGTGATTACTCATTCTTATAATTATGCATTATCATGTTGGATTTTTATAGATGCGAATAGCACAGCAAATAATCGAGGCGATACTTTTCATTCTCTTATAAATTATGGTGGAAAACCAAATGTTCAGTATAGAGGAAATGATAATCAAATGATAATAACAATTGAAAAAATGGATGTATCAGGAAATCCAACATTATATGAAGGAAAAAAGTATGATTTAGATGATGATGGAAATTTCATTGTTTATAGAAACAAAAATGTATTGTTACAAAAATGGAACAATATAGTGATCAATTATAATAGCGGCATTTTAGATATATTTATAAATGGTAAATTACAACAATCGTTTAATGGAGGATCTATTCCTTATATGAAATTGGATAATATCACAATAGGAGAGAAGAATGGATTACATGGAGGTATATGTAACGTTGTCTATTTTAGCGATGCATTAAATATAAAGCAGGTGTATTATTTGTATACTTCGGTAAAAGATTTGAATCCTCCTATATTAATGAATTATTATGACAGTTTATATTTAAGTTCAATAAAGGTTGAAAATGCGACAGAAAAGATTGGGTTAAATCAGATTGCGAATTGATAATTATAATGAAATAATAAATTTATTATTATATATTATTATAATAAATGAACATTCGTATGATTATATTTACGACAATTATCATTATCATATTAATATTGATAATACGTTATTATGTGGTAAGTAATCCAATATTAACTAAATTAAGTAATGCTACTGTTCCACAAACAATATCTGCCAGTTCTTTAGGATCATCTAATAGCGTTGGAAGTTCAAATTTTGCATTTTCAATATGGTTTTATATAAGCAACTGGAATTATAGGTATGGAGAGCGCAAGATTATATTTGGAAGAATGAATAATACAACCGGAAAGGTTGATCCTTCAACTGATACTACTGGTGCAGGTCCATCTCCATTAGTATCTCTAGCTGCTATATCAAATGATTTAGAAATAGCATTAGCATATTTTCCGGATAAATTAACAAGTGGAACTTCATCAACACCATTTATTTCCTGTCCAATACAGAATATACCTATACAGCAATGGGTCAATTTAACAATAAGTGTATATGGTAGAACATTAGATACATACATAAATGGTAAATTAGTGAAAACATGTTTATTGCCAGGTGTAGCAAATGTGAATCCGGCAGCAAATGTATATATTACTCCAAATGGTGGATTCGAAGGTTCAACCACTAAATTCTCATATTATTCTTATGCATTAAATCCAGAACAATCTTGGGATATATATCAAAAAGGATATGGAGATGGTATGTTCTCGAATATATTTGGCAAATATCAATTGAATTTTACATTATCACAAAATGGAACTGAAGAGGCTAGTATAACTATTTAATAAAATAGTGAAATTATTTTATTAAACCGTTGAAGGTCAGTTACATTCGTCAATTTATAATGATGGCCTTTAGGGTATCCTTTTTCGTTGATATAAATGAACAAACAAACAAACAACTAACGTATAGTTCTTTCTTATCTTATATTATTATATAAGATATGGATTCTATAACAGAAGATTATACAAATACTGTAGATGAATTAAAAAATGGCCTAACTAACATTGGAAATAATATAGACAGTTACAAAAAAGCAGGTGAAAAATGGGTGGGCGATAATAGTGGAGGTATTCAAGCAATTGGATCAAGTGTTAAAAAAACGTTTGATGACAGTAAAGAAAATATTTCAATAGCTGCCTCAGGAGTAAGAACAAGATTTTCGGGTTTTTTCGATTTTATGGAATCGAATAGTTTAGTCGCCAAATTTTCATTTTTGCTTTTAGTGATTTTTCTGTTTATTATATTATTGGGAGTAGCAGTGAATTTGATTGCGAAACTGTTTGATAATAGTACAGAACAGAAGATTATTACTGGAATGATTAATGCGAGTTCTCAGATGTTGACGATTACACAAGATCCAAAAATGAAGGGTTCTAAAACAATATATCGTTCTAATAATGCTAATAGTGGAATTGAGTTTACTTGGTCAGTATGGATATATATTAATGATATAGGCGTTTCAAATGGAAAATATAAGCACATATTTAGTAAAGGCAATTATGGACCAAATGAACAAGGATTAAATTATCCAAATAATGCTCCGGGTCTATATATTTCTCCTGATACGAATCAGTTAAGCGTAATAATGGATACATATGAGGTAATTGGCGAAGAAGTAGATATCCCGGATATTCCAATAAATAAATGGGTTAATGTTATCATTGTTTGTAAGAATAAATCATTAAATGTCTATATAAATGGAACGATTACAAAAAGCGTAGAATTGATTGGAGTTCCAAAGCAAAATTATGGAGAAGTATATGTCGCAATGAATGGTGGGTTTAATGGATATATTTCGAATTTATGGTATTTTAGTTATGCGTTAGGAACGGTAGCAATTGAAAATTTGGTAAAGAAAGGACCTAATACTACAATGACTGACAGTTCTACGCTGAATAGTAAGAATGCGGATTATCTTTCTTTGAGATGGTATTTTGATGGAACCAATAGTGAGTTCTTCCCTTAATTCTTTTATCATAATTTTTAAAAAGGTTAGGCTAAATGACTTCACTTTACAAAGTGGGTTTAAAGATTAAAAAATAATAATATTATTCTATTTATATGTGGAACACAATATCTAAAATGTTTGGTCTTGGTAGTAGTGAACAAAAAATTAATACTGGTGCAGCATTACATCAACCAGTTCCAATACCATCATCATTGACTTCTGTTACAACTGGAGGAAGAAAACATAAACGGCGTTCAAATAAACGTAGAATAACTCATAAGAAAAGAACAAATAAAAGAAAAAGATAATATATGTCTTGTTTAGGAAAATATTATGATCCAAACCCACCGAGGGAATGGAATCGTTTTCATAATAGATGTAGTCAACCAGATAATCCAAGTATATCTCTTGCAGAAGGTTATCGATTACAGATGATGAGAAAGGGAAACGTGCTTCAGTATAAGAAGAATGAAACACAATTTTCTAAAAAACAGAAGTATTGGCGATTGGCGAACAGACAGTTTACTTCATGGGCGTCGCAAACCGCAACTGTATCGGATCCAAATATTGGATTGTTAAAGAGAATCAATTCGACTTATATTATTGCTCCACAATCGAATAATATAATAGATAGTAGTTCTATCACAAGTGTTCAAAATGCGAATTGTATACCGATGATTAATCCAGGTAATATCAATAATTTGCCTGACCAACCTACTTCAGGTGGACAACCACCTCCGCCTCCAATTCCACCTCAACCAATTATTGATGGAACAGTTGTAATTCCTCCAAATATAAAACCGAGTGATGTAATATTATATTTAATTGAAGATGGTGGTACTTTATTATGTAATAAAATAGTTGCACCGTGTAGTGGACAACTTCTACAAGAGTTTCGCTCGGGTGATTGTTATCCGACATCATTTTCAGATGTTCCAGGGAAATCGCGGTTATTATGTTGGTCTGGAAGAGAAAAATCATATTTCCCGAAAGTAAAGAGAACATATGGAACAAGCAATAATAAATGGCCAGTAAATGCTAAATTTATACGATCTGCAAAACCAGTGAACCCGATGTTTTCATTGGGTCTTTAAATTGTTGTTTATATTGATATTTACCTTTCTTTGGCATTTGGTAAATATAAAATCAAATTATGCTCTTAAAGAAGGATTAACACATATATCTCGACTAGGGAATATATCACCAGACATACAGTCATCATTTTCCCCGACTTGTAAACAAGTTCGATATCCTCTCTCTTCTCCAATATAACACCATCCTGTTTTATTATTTGATTTATTATTACTGCTATAAGTGTCATCCGCTTGAGGCGTTTGTGTCGTTTGACTATTATTTGATTTTGTAGCATTATTTAGTGCTGTATCCAAAGAAGTATCACTATATGGATTAAAATTAGTTGTATTGGCATTGGTATTGATATTATTGGCATTGTTGGTGTTAATTCCAATAGTAGAATTTCCACCACCACTTCCAATTAGATCATCACCATAATCTTGATTATGTGTCGATGAAACTGTGTTATTTGTTATTTCATAAGGCGATGATAAAGATGATGCCATTGTCATAGGTGAACTATCTTGTTGAGATGATGATGGAACAACATTATTAGAAGGAGTAGATGGTTTGCTATTATCTTGAGTTAAATTTTTAATATAACTCGATATAGCCGGGTTATTCCAACATAAATGAACAATAATAGCAATAAATATAACGAGAGAAAGAACAGCAAGAAATATCCAAAATCCTGAATTAGATGAAGGACCTGGAGGCGGAGGTGGAAGAGCTGGACTCGATTTTATAATAGTATTTGAAAATATACTCGGTTGTGGTTGTTGTATTTGATTATCCATATTTATACTTGTCATTTATATATTATTAATTTAAACTCAATAATATATAAACAAATTAAAAAGCCCAGCCCCAATTTCATTCTTAAGAGAGAAAATTATTTATTAAAGACCATTAACTATTCTACATAATCTTCTTTTTCTAAATATTTAATTAGTATTTCATAAATGATTTTCTCTGTAATTTTCGTAATATATATATATAAAATATGTATATATCATTATCGTCGTCCTATGCAGGTAATGCTTGCGCGGTTAAACAAAGTATTATTAATTACACAAAACAAAATTGTGAAACACAATTTTTTGATTGGTTGGTAGTAAGTATGAAAAGTATAAATCAAATATTAGAAAATACGCCTATTTTATTTGAAAATAATTATATATATCCAAATCCATTAAACAGTACATCTATTAATTTTAAAAATTTTGATTTATTAATTTCACATCATGATATTCATATATTTAATGAAAATAGTATAAATGAAATTACTGAAAAATATACCAGACGTTATGAAAGATTAATTAATACAATTAAAGAACAACAAACTATATTTTTTATTAGGTATTGTAAAAAATCAAATGACATACAAGAAGAAGAAATAAATAAATTTTGTAAAAATATTATTAATATTAATCCTAATTTAGCATTTAAATTTATTTTAATTAGCGATTGTGATAATTTAATAATACCAAAACCAAATATTTTATTTAAAGATCATTTTATTTATATTAATTTAAATAATTATATCGATGATGTAGTATTGAATGAAAAGATTGAATATTCTCAAATTATTAAAAAATATAAATGCATATTTAATATTGTAAAATAATTAGTGTTCTAAATGTGTAATTTTACTTCTTGTATTTATTAAATTTATATAATTTGTTGAAAATTGTACTACATACCCTTCTTCATCATTTTAAAGTCAATAAATACAAGAATTGATTCAAAGATGCTAATATTTCATCTCGTATAGTCCAAAGATCGGCATTAGACATTGTTTTCATAAATGGTTCATTTTCCAAATTAACTAAATAGTCTTTAAATGATGCGATTTCTCTCTTCATTCCTTTATCAAAAGTGTTTCCACTAGAAAAATCTATTAGAGGTATCGACTTTACTGTTGTCAAATTGATACGTGCTCCATCCATTTTCCCAAGCAATACTTCAACAAATTTATCCATATTTCCATTGAAAGATGAATACAATTCATCACTTGCTTTGTGTGCAGCATAATTAAATGTTTTCCAATGATACAATTTCACCATATTCAATACAACCAAAAAACGCATAATAAGTTGTTCTTTGAAACCAAGTTTTCTAGTACTTTGTCTAGAAAATGTTTTGGTTCTTTTTTTCCTTGAGAATGATGGCATTATATATTATTTCATTATATTATATATGCTGAAATACAAAAATATTATTAATGATAATAATAATAAAATCCTATACTAATTAATATTACCAAAATCGTCCATCCTGTAATATGATCTAACGTATCCATAGCAGTGATAGCTGATTTCGGTAATGCTTTAAATTTTTTTTTATATTCAGTTGGTTTAAAAGGCAAAAAAATATATCTTCCAAAAGGAATAATTGTTGGTTGCATTTTATCAATACAATGATAACTATAATCATACCAAGCCAATGCAATATAAGGTATCCATAATAAAAATAATAGGACTATAATATTTTTTGAAGGAAAATACCAATATCCTAAAACAATAAGCAATGTAAATATAATACATTTTATATTAAAATGAAATGGATAATTAGGAAAAATACCACCCGACATATATTATAAATATTTATAATATATAAAAAAATCAAATATTATTTTCGTTCATAATCGTGGAATAAAACTTTCACCAAAAGTATTCATTCGATCTAACTTCTCAATCGTTTTATCCAAATTAGACTTTTTCAGAGAAGAGAATAAATAATCTGTATTGGGCGAATGTTCATTCTTCTTTACCTGTTTATATATATTGTCGATTTGTTCTACCAATTGTAAAACCTGTTGTTTCTCTCTTATAATTTCTTCATCAACTGGTACAGATTCAGTCAAGAGAGAAATCGCAAAATAAATAATAAAGCGCCGTTTCTTAGAAATAGCGTGTGTATATTTTAATGAAAATATGTTCAACAGACTATCAACGATACGCTTAATAAGCGCACCATGAGTTTCCGCTTCTCTCAAAAGCACATCCCACAATAACCAAACGATATCCATTTGATATTTACTATCCACAGGAATCATATCTCGTCTTTCACATTTACATTTAATCTTCTTTTTCATACAGACGCATTCATACTCTAACAACCATTCTACCCAATAACAAGCAGAGAGAGTATTCTTACCATCTTTGGAAATATTATAAGCAAATTCATTGATAGGAATAAATAGTTCTTTTGGATCTTCGTTCATCATAATCGTTCCATAATTGACATTAGGTGCCTTAAATCTCTCTGTCATTGAAGTCATATCAAAATCATCTTTGTGAACCTTAATTTCATCAAAACTGTGTCGTCTTTTAGCATGACATAGAATACAAATTATTTCGGCGAATAATTTTCTTATTTTAGAATTATTTCTCATAGGTAAATCATTAGCGAGATATCCATTTGCGACAATGGTTTTAAAACTCTGGATTCGAACATCTAAGTATATTGCAAGTTTAGGATTTCCTAAATGAATAAATTTGCTGTAAAAGAAGAATATGATTTCCCATAAATCAGAATAATGACCAGCACAAATGAACTCGACACTCCAATAACATGCTTGTTCAATCTTAGATTTAATTAAATTATCGAGTAGTTCTTTTTTAACATCAGTTTTTTTAAATCCAGAGAAAGTAACTGCTTTAAATTCCTTCGATTCTCTCTTATCATTAATTTCGGTATTTTCATTCATATAAACATATAAAGTATATAATAACAAAAAAAATAACAACAATACATATAAAGATGAATCCAGCAAAATCATTAACAAAGATATATAATAATATGACTACTTGGAGTAAAATATTGTTACTATTTGCTCTTTTATTAATAGGCTATTCTATTTTTTCTATAAAGAGAGAAAACTTTCAAAATACTAAGAACTTTGTATTCAATGATGGACCCAGTGTATATGATGATTTTTATAGTGAAATATATGACTTAATGGTATATAGTCAATCCAAGGATCAATACGAAATCGGTGAGATTCTTAATCAGACAACGCCAACAGAAGAAAGTATTATATTAGATATTGGTTGTGGAACAGGACATCATGTTGCCTTATTAGAATCAAAAGGTATAAAAGCGATTGGCATAGATAATTCTACAGCAATGATAAATAAAGCAAAGAAGAATTATCCAGAATATAATTTTATGGTTCAGGATGCGCTCGATGCGAGTGCGTTTAGATATCAATCATTTACACATATTTTATGTATGTATTTTACAATTTATTATATTCAAGATAAGATGCAATTTTTCAATAATTGTATGGGATGGTTGAAACCAGGTGGATATTTAGTTGTCCATTTAGTTGATAGAGATATGTTTGATCCTATTCTACCACCAGCGAATCCTTTGTTGATGTTGACGCCACAGCGTTATGCCAAAGAGAGAATTACCAAAAGTAAAATACATTTCAAAGATTTTAATTATACTGCTAATTTTGATTTAGACAATAATACCAGTGTAGCGAAATTTAAAGAGAAGTTTGAGTTTAAAGACGGACGTATTAAAAAACAAGAACATAAAATGTATATGCCAACTGAAAAAGAGATTGTTGTAATGGCACAGGAATCAGGCTTTATATTACATGGAATAATCGATTTGATCAAATCAGGGTATGAATATAATAACCTGTATATATTTGTAAAACCGAATTAATCCGATATTAATTTACTAATATAGATATATAGACTATGATATATACGACATATATTTTAAAGCATAGTGTAGATATTAATTATGATGAACTGATCAATGATTCATTGAATATTTATTTAGGCTTGTCATTATTACTGTTTAAAACGAAAAATACTGGAAATGTCAATGTTGATCAGTTATCGCAAGAAGTGATATTACTATACGTTAACATGCAATATCAATTACTTTTATTTGTATCCTTACTGATGGTTATACGAAATACACAAAATAAAATATTTCAAATGGTTCATCATTATTCAGAGAAGTTGAGTACAGAAAATTCTCTGACAATTGATGAATTAATCGAAAAATTAATACGTAAACAACATTTAAAGAAAATCAAAATGAAAGGTGGAGATAGAAGACGTCATCGTAACAATAAATCGAAAAGGACAAAAAGAAGAAAGCATAAGACGAAGAATCATAAAAAATATGGTTCTATAAATCGTAGTTCTCAACGAAGTAGTAATAGTAGTCGAAGAAATAGCATAACTCGGCGAAATAGTAAAAGGGAATCTGGTATATTATTTTTATTGAAAATACTTATGATTTCTTGGTTAAGATTATCATGTTTCTTTGTTCCTTCAGTTAGTGCTAACATAACAAATGCACCAAATACTTCAATGTATCAAAATGATAATATTTCAGTCACATTTAAACCACAAAATGGTTCAGGAATACTTAATGTTGATATACCTGCCACAGTAGCTAGACAGATTGAATCAAATACGACCAAGGTTTCTGCAGAAGTAAATGCCACGGCTGAGAAGAATTTAAGTAATGGATATTTTAGTTCATATCTTGGAAGTATGATATCAGGAAGTTTAAATCAAGTATATTCGACAATATATACTATTCCAAAAGATGAAGTTACTGCTGAACAACTTGCCGAGTTAAATGTAACAGTTGATAGTTTATCGGAGGCATTAGAGATTGCAAATAATACAATTGTTAGTCAAAATACATTGAATGATTTGAAAATAGAAGAAGAACAAGAGGAAGAAGAAGATGATTATTCTATTACAGCACCAATAGATCTAGATTATGCGGGTCCGTCAAAACCTATTCCATTAACACCTCAAGGATATTCATTTGGTTTTACTAAAACAGCACAAGAAAATATTGAAGATATTAAAAATCCAGAAAAAGTAAATAGTTTTTGGGGATTAGCGCCTATTACTGCTCCTAGAACGGCAATCGCATTTTTAAAAGAAAATGCAGCAATAACTCGTGGTTTACAACGAGAATTAGATAAGAATATGATTGAAGTAAGAGAATTATGTGTTGATTTATTTCAAAAAACAAATGGTATTGGATTATTTGAAGATGAAGCTGTGAATTTACTAAAAGAAAATATTACAGCTGCTATAGAACCTGTATCAATTTCATCATATTTCGTGACAACTGCTGCCCCAAAAGAGAGAAAACCTGCAGCGGGTCTTGTTGCAATAGATGTGATGAAATCGATCGATGATAAAGGAAGTGTCGCAAATTTAGTAGCATCACAGAATTTGACTGCTGTTGATAGAGAAAAGTTTGTTGAGGCGCGTATAGAAGAAGGATTATCTTATTGTAGAGGTATATTTACTGGTCCATACATTGAAATGACTACTCCAAAAAATGAAAATGCCACTGCTGGAATAAACGAACAAGTATCAATCAGGTTATCGAAAGAATATATGAAGAGTGGAATAATTGGTGGTTACAATATTACGATGCCTTTTAAGATTTTTTTAAGTCAATTACAATTATTAAAACGGAGATCAACTGCATTACAAAAGAAAATATATGAAGCTGCTGTGGGGCAAAAGATGACTTTATTCTCCAGTTTCTATCCGGATGTGACTCCAGAAGTTCAAACAGAATTGAATAGATTACAAGATGTCTCAGAGAAAGCGGATTTATTTGTTGAATTAATAAGAAAATTAGATGACAAACAGCATATGTTCTTTAAAGTAGATGATGAAGAAGTAATAGGGAGAGAATTTGATGTTATCAATGATGATATTAAAATGGATATTGTAAAAGTGAAAAAATTGTTGGATGAATATGGTTCATTTTTGCCTTTAGAAAAAAGAAAGATTGAAGAAAATGCACAGGTTATGGCTCAAAAAGAATTGACAAAGGCAAGAGCGGCGCGAATTGTGGCAGAAGCAGAGACTATATCGAAATATATGAAAGCAAATGATACTTCAAGCAAAGCGGAGGCACAATCGAGGTTATTAGATGCTAATGCAAAGGTCAATAAAAATAATGCGAGAGAAGCACAATTAAACATGGATTGGATGTTTACTAGCATAAAGGGGTATATGAGTGGTATTACGAATTTAGTTGGTGAAGGTATATGGAGTATGATAATAATGATTGCTGTTCCCGTAGTATTACTTGGCGGTGGATCTTTTACAGTTCAATACTTTCTCTCTAGACAAGCAATGTCTATAGCAACAAATAAAGTAAAAGGTGCTGTTTTTGGATCAAAAAATAAAGTAGTGTTAGATAGTCCAAATGATACAACGATTGTTGATGAAGATAGTTATGGTTATAACATGGGTGCTGGTGGAGGCATAGTAAAAACGAGAATGATAGAAAAACATAATCATAATGATGATCCAAATATGTTAGAGAGAATAAGAAATTATTATAATATACATCCCGAATTGAAAAATATATTATTTATATCTATACGTCACGAAGGGTATACTGATAGAATATGTGTAAGATTTAAAGGGTTGAATTCAACCAAAACAAAATTGTTAATTGAAACATCTAAAACTGGTAGCACAAATATGGGAGTTTTCAGAGAAATTGATTATAATGATACTATATTAGATCCAATTAGTAATCCTGGTTTCTATACAACAGATTCTTTATTTATACGATGTGTCAATGATTTTGAAATGAAAGATAATCAAGTTTTATCACAAAACAAAATAGAAAAAACCAAATTAGACGTTCATAGCATGTTTTTTCCAGAGTTACCAGAATCACCAGAATCACCAGAATCTGGTCCTCCTCCTCCTATATCTCCTGCTAGAAAACAACGCGATACATACAAAAAAAATACCACTAAGACATTATTAACTCGTAAAGTTGGACAAGGTCTTAGTAGTCTACAAGGTCGATTACCCAACTTACCTGATGAAGAAAGGTTAAGATTGGCGATTCAATTACAGATGCGTCAGCGTGAACAAGAGAGAGAAAGAGGAGTGGTAGAACCAAGAGTTAATTTTGAGGAAGTGTATCCTGATAGAGAACAGGGAAAATTCTAATAATAATATTATTTCTCTGATTTTCTATTTCTCTGATATTTGAAATTAGAAATAATACATAAACTAAAAATATGTTAATACTATATTTCTTTATTTCAATCATCGTAATCATATTATGTATATGTGCATATGTTCGCATCAAGTTTCGCTTTTGGGCAAAGCAACCAATATTTCATATTTATGATTTATGGTATTATATTTTTCCACCAGGTATTATTTGTATTGATCTTCCAGAGAGAGAAGACAAGTATAACAATTTCAAGAATATAAAAACGACGACTCTTGATTGTATAACAGATATAGAGAAATCAAGGTTTGTCGAGTTCATTCAGAGACATTTTCTGCGTGATAAAACTCTCCATTATGCCCCAAAAGGGGATAATATATGGCCTTTTATGGAAGGATTAGAAGGTGGTCCAACCTTTCTCTCTTTTTACAAAACAGAAGATATGGCAATAGATACTAAGACAGGCGTCGTTGCAGAGACCGATCAAATACTTGGAACAATGGTATCATATTCTCTTCAAGTAGTCATCAATAATGGCAAGCCAGATGCATTTTTCAATGTCTATTATGTTGATTATTTATGCGTTCATTCGGATCATAGAAAGAAGTCTATTGCTCCTCAATTAATACAGACTCATCATTATCATCAACGACATTGTAATAAAAAAATACAGATTTCACTCTTTAAGAGAGAAGGACATTTAACTGCTGCAATACCATTGTGTTTATATACTGCTTATGGATATACTATTTCCAATATTTTCAAAATCAGAGAAATCAGAGAAAAGAATCCTCCATCGATCAACTTGATAGAAGTGAGTCATAAGAATATGTCACATTTGTCTGATTTTATCAAAACAACACAAAGCAAATTTGAAATATCAATTAGTCCTTCATTGGCGAATTTAGCGGGATTGATAAAGACAGAAAATATATATGTCTATTTATTGATTGAAAATCATGAAGTATTGGCTGCATATTATTTCAAAAAACAATGTTCTTATATAGAAGATGAATATGGCTGCGACGGCAAGAATAAAAAAGAGATATTGACTTGTTTTGCTTCCATCATCGCTGATGGCATCGACAATAATATTTTTATAATTGGATTTAAAGACGCAATGGACACGATCGTCGCCAAATATCCAACATATTCGATTCTTATGATTGAAGGAAAATCAGATAATGTTTTATTAAACAAGATATTATCTTCTATGTCTCCCACCATATTTGCTGTTCCGTGTGCATATTATTTTTATAATTTTGCTTACGCAACATTTAAACCAGAAAACACGTTTATTTTAATATAACGAGTAAATATACTCAAGAACTGAACAGGTAAAACCTATCTTGTATATTTTCCAACATGACAAAAAGAATCAACAATAAAAATAATGAATACTCCTAAAAAAGAATATAATATAACTTCTTCCATTACACTTCCTGTTCTTTCATCTTGTTGTTCTTCAAGAAGATGAATCATGTAATTTAGTTTATCCATTAATACATTCTGATCATTTGTCATTGAAGATGACGACGATGACGAAGAATGAGAAGGTGTATTATAAGGAGTGTTATTATAAATATTATCATAATTTGGTATATTTAATATTCCTGAATTTGATGATGACACTGCGGTTGATTGTTGTGGAACATGTGGCATATTCATATCTTGTTCATTTATAGACGCCATATTTTCTCTCATAATAGTCGATTGAACACCTGATGACATTGGTGGTGGTGGAGGATTAAAGTCTCCCATTTCATCATCATTTGAAGGCAAATTACTCATCGCTCGCATTACTTGATTGACTTTTTGAAAATCTACCTTTTTCTGTATATTGTCTTGAGAATGACTAGTATTACCACCAATAGGCGGATACCTCTTTAGTGTTTTCGACATTTTCTTCTTTTGAATAGAAGATTCATTGTTCATATATACGTTTGAGGAAGGCTCATCATCAAATGGTGCTGCAAACATAGCCAAAGACATTCTCTTAATAAAAAATAAGATAATAAATTATAAAACAAACTGAATAACACTAAATAAATATAAAAAATATGATTTTTATTATATATAATAAATTTATTATATATGATTAATTTGAACCCGTCAACTACATGTATTTTATCTATTATTTCTTTCATCATTATTCTCTATTTATTGCTAACGCCATATAATTTTGGATACTTATTTAATACTATTTTAGGAAGATCAATTCTGTTCATGTTAATAATATTTTTCATCACAATCAATCAACTATTAGGTATTATTATTGCTGCAATTATTCTTTACTTCTATAATGAATATAGTTTAGAACAAAATTCTTTCGCGGGTAATATGATGCCAGAAACAAAGACAACCACTGTTGAATCATTTTCTAATATTTATGAAAGTCTAAATACAACAAATAATAAGATTTCTTTAGAACATTATTTAAAACCGAAACAATCTAACCAACAAATAATATATGATGTGCGACAAAAAGATAATGAACCGAGTCCATATCGAGAATTATTAAAAATGTTTCCTTATTTTTAATCATGATTATAATATGAAGGAGAGAAAAATTGCGCTGCTTGTTTTTATAGTAATATGTATTATAGCAATTGTATTCGTTCTCAGAGAACTACTATTAGATAAAGATAAAGATAAGGATAAGCAATCAACGAGAGAGAACTTTATAGGTAGATATTATAGGCCGGTTCTTCGCAATTTTAGAAAGGGATTTAGTTCAAATGTAAATCATTATATGAAAAATCTATCTGTTTCTTATAAGAAATTCATGTATTAATGATATATATAAAATATCATTCATACTTTTTTGGTCATTATATTCCGCCACAATTTTCGACTATAATATAAATCGTAATATAGTATATGATTAGTGCACCATCAGCTTCAAAAATTGCTCCAAAAATTCAAAGAAAACCAAGGTCCGCTAGATCCAAACACGTATCTGGATCTAGAAAACATATTGGTGGATTTCCTTATAATTTTCCACAAGCGAATTTATCACATTCGGGTAATAGTAAAAATTCCGTCAGTTTTTTTAAAAATCCAATCAAATATATAAATGATCATATTATGTTTTTGAACAATAGTAAGTTCTTCGCAGGTGTTATCATGATTCTACTGAACGTGGGATCCAAGTTTATTTCTATACAGTTTAGTAAATCCACAGAAGAATACTTGAAGTATACATTAAGTAAACAAATACTCGTATTTGCAATGGCTTGGATGGCAAGTCGAGATATATATACTGCTTTAGTTCTTACTGCCGTATTTGTTATTTTGTCTGAACACTTGTTTAATGAAGATAGTTCTTTGTGTGTTGTTCCACATACACATCGAATATTACATAAATTAGATGCCGCAACAAAAGAGTCGGATAAGGTAACAGAAGAAGATTTGAATGGTGCAATTGCAATATTAGAAAAAGCTAAAAAAGAGAAACAAGAACAGGTTCAACATGACGCTCGAAATAAATATAAAGATCTTAAACCAACCCTTTAAAACCCCAACCTTTAAAAAAATTAGAAGGTTGGTGGGATAAAATAAATAAAAATTATATACATTATAACAATATACTATGAATAAATTACATGAAGAACCTAAAACAACTATAATTCCAGAGTTGAATTTCTTACAAAATGGATTATATCCAAAGAAATTAAGTATAATATTAAAAACGAATATTAGTGGTCATACTCATATGGAATATAAATCCAATATGAGTCTTCGTAATTCAAATGTGGATTATACTTTCTTTAATCAATTGATCAAACTGAACGAAAGTGTTGTAAATGATAATACTGTTTATCCAAATGGCATTGTCCCTGAAGTCGCTTATAAAAATGGTGTCCCTCATACTATATATACAAGCACCGTTCCTGATACTATTCTACAAAAATTTTTGAATAAGGATACTTTTATGAAATTATTAGATGCACTTTTAAAAGACAAACAACAAATAGTTACTTTGAAAGATAGTTGCGAGAATGATTATATAAATAACAATATTAGAATTACATTAAATACGCTATTTCATGATAATAATAACTTCTATATAGACAATAAACCTTACAAAATTGTTAATTATCAATGGAATGAAGGTGATTGGCATGTAAGCACAGTTCAATTAAATAAAAATCTCTTACAAAATGCATTGAATCCTGAAAAATCTATCAACATGACAGAATCTGAGAAAGATAGAAATAGTAAGACAATTGATCAAGAATCGAAATTGCTAAAAGAATATATCAAAAATGCCAATATAAATTGTATCGAAGGTAAACAACCTGTTTCTGCTTTTTCTAAATTTATTGCCACAACATTTGCACCGAAAAAGATTGGAATCGCAGCAGAACCGGATGTTCTCTCTATTTATAATAATACTGCAACTAAATATGATAAATCTTTGAGTGGAACGAATGAAATAAAGAAAACTTATCAAAATGCTATCGACTATGTAGTTGGGATCATAAAAAGTAATGAAAAAAATGGGCAAATATTATCTGATTTGAAGAATGGATGTAGTAGAGGCATTAAAGAATTAAAGATTGATACATTTCAGTATATTGGATATTTATGTGTTCCTTTACGTGTTATTCCAGAGGGTGAAATGTATAATATTGCTTCGAATACTCTTATTGGAAATATACTATACCCTAATAACACATTAGATTTCAATATATCTGTTGGAGTAAATGATCTTTATAATAATTTACAAGAAACTGGATTACAACTAAAGCAATTATTGATTAACAATAACAAGCAAATCGGGTATTATATGGATGATAAAGTATATTCTGTTATAGATAAAGAATATACAAAATATAAAATAAATGCGACACAATCAGCTGAACAACTAGGAAAGCAAGCTCCGGATTTAAATCTTGACAGCAGTTATATGAAAATAATGACTAAAATAGCAGAATCTTTAGATAAGATGTCATCAATAATTTATAAAATAACTGACAAAAAATATAAAGCGTTAAATAATAATGATATTGAATATCAAATTGAACGCATTAAAACAAGATTAAGTATGATGAGAGAAATAAAAGAGTTTATCAATAATGGCAACACATTAATCGCCAAAAACAAAGAAGAAAGCAAGAATACTACGTTTATAAAAAATATAGATGCACTGAAAAAATCAGTATTACAGTTATTTGATCTTGTAAATGAACTCAATACGAGTATTGATAAAGTCGATAAATCTAAAAATAAACAACAACAACCATATATAAGAAATCGAACTAGTTCGAATGACTTAAAATATATATATGATGAAATAACCAAACTACGTTCTAAATTCAGTAAAATACCAAGAAATGAAGATAAGAGTAGTAGTTATGAATCAGAGAATACACAAACACAAATTGAAACTAATATGTTATTTCAGTATAATAAATTAATATTTTTGTTACAAAAATTAAGACAAGATAAAAAAAATAATATTTCACAACCTGATGCGACTATTTTTACACAAAACAATTCAAACAAAGTTGATTTTATCAAATTGTGTAAAGATGTATTATTCAATTCATTAAAAATCATGTATTTACAACGCGAATACATAAAAAAATTATATGCGTTATACAAATTAATGTATGAAGTTAAAAGAAATGAGTATTATAAAATACTTAGATCAACTGGTGGAAACAGTAATGAACAGATTGAAAATAAGATTAGAATAAACATTGTCATGCAATTATTTGCATTTGATATGACAATATATCAATCTATACTTGATAGTGAGTTCTATCGTTCTGATTTTGGTACAATAGGACCGACAATGAAACAACATATATTGCAATTGGAGAAATTGGAATTACAAATTAGTAGATATAATATAAAAGATGAAACCGATAAAAATGTAGCGGATTATGATTTGGAATTGATGATCTATACCTCTTATTTATATGTCATATTATACAATAATATCTATTTTCAATTTGTGACATGGGAAATTTTTACAGAAAAAACGAAATATATATTATGTACGTTTACCCAGTATGTATCCAAAAGCATTCGAAGTTATTCTAAATTGAATAATGAATATCAAGGTTTGTTTAAACCAATTGATGAAACGGGTAACAAGGCCCCAATAATACGAAATAGCGAAACGTTATCAACCGTTACGAAAGAACAGTATGAAACGAGATTGCGTAGTGCAGCATCATTATGTTATGATCTTGTAAAAATATATTCACAACTCAATACTATTACATATTATAGAGAATATGAATTATACAAGTTATCAGAGAAATCAAATGATTCTATATGTCAATTATCTAATTATACAATTATCATGATTAATAATATATACAATATTAATTCGAATATTGATTATCCTCCACAATTACTATTAACAAGTCCACAAAAAATAATGTTAGATCAATATAAACAATTTTCTGTCGAAGAATGGGTAATAAAACAAGAGTTATCATCTTATCGTCAAAATACAACAAAACAGGAAGAACTTCTAAAACGTTATAAAGAAACATTAGATTTGATTACGCCGAGTTTATCAAAAACATCTATAAATAAAATATGTTTAAGCTTACTTGATAACAAGACATGTCAACCAAATGTCCAACTAAATGATGTGCGAGTTATAAATGAATATAATATATGTAATTTTCATTCAATCATTGGACCTGGTTCACCTTTTAGAAATGAAGATATAACTGCTATCTTTCAGGAGTTTATTCCTACTACTCATGTTGTTATGATTGGTGGTGCTCCTTATGGAATTGGAACTTCTGTGATTTATACAGATCCTACAAATTATAAAAAATATAATGCAAAAATTATTGCTATATTGAAAAGCATAAATGATATTAAATTGTATACCATTCAAACGAACGATGGCACAAAAATATATGACATTTCAATTCGTTCAATCGAACCTATTCCTTCTCAAACTGTTCCTTCCCCTTCTGTTCAACCTATTAATCATGTTCCTTCTCCTTCTGTTCAACCTATTCCTCCTATACCAGATGATACTTATCCTGATACTCCACGTTCTCCTTTACCTCCTATACCAGATGATACTTATCCTGATACTCCACGTTCTCCTTTACCTTCTCCTTCTGTTCAACCTATTAATCCTGTTCCTCCCCCTTCTGTTCAACCTATTAATCCTATTCCTGGTGATACTCCTCCTCCTCCTCCTCGTTCTCCTATTCCTCCTATTCCAGATGATACTCCTCCTGATACTCCACGTTCTCCTTTACCTTCTCATTCTGTTCAACCTATTATTCCTGTTCCTCCTCCTCGTTCTTCTATTCCTCCTATTCCAGATAATACTCCTCCTGATACTCCACGTTCTCCTTTACCTTTACCTTCTCTGATAAATCCTTCTATTTATTCTGACAGCGATACTGAATCTACTGACAATAATGTTGAAACTCCTGCTAGTGATGTTGAAACTCCTGCTAGTGATGATCATGGTATGAGAAATGCGTTAGCTTATCGTGACGCTATTGCACCAGTTGATCAAACACAAGTTGTTGTTCCAGCTCCTATTGTGCCAGCACCGGTTGATCAAACACAAGTTGTTATTCCAGCTCCTATTGTACCAGGCGTTGTTCCAGCTCCTATTGTGCCAGCACCGGTTGATCAAACACAAGTTGTTATTCCAGCTGTTGTTCCAGCTCCTATTGTTCCAGTTGTTGTTCCAGCTGTTGTTCCAGCTCCTATTGTTCCAGTTGTTGTTCCAGCTCCTATTGTTCCTCTTCAATCAAAAGTAATAATATTTTCTTATGGTGGTAAAGAATGGGAAAATACTGTTAAAAATGCAATAAAATGGAATGCTCAATTACATAAACAAACATACGACAGATGGAATAAAATAGAAACCCAAAATGATAAAGAACAAATCGAGAAAACATTAAAAATGATGAAAATAAAAGTTATTGAAATAAACTATACTGATAATAATCCAATACAACAAGATAATCTTTATATTATACAAAATGTTGATGCAACACAAAATTCGATTACTTTACGATGTGATGATTCAAATGAAAATATAGTATCATATGATTTTGGAAATAATCTTGGTGAATATAATAATCAGAGAAATGATAATAATAAATTAACTAACATTTTTGACAACAATACAAAAATCATACCAGATCATAAATATATAGTTTATCCACGAATATTTATAGATTATTCTAGTTTTGACATAACTAATTTGGATAATATTATTTTTATAGTGAATCATAATAATAATTTCTATAATATATACTTTTCGACACAACAGACCTTTATTTATGATTATAAAAATATAAATACAAAAGAATTTGTCGATACCCAAATATTTGATAAAATCCCTTTCTATAGAATATTTCCATGTAAAGAAATAAATTCCAATTTAATAAAATATAAAGAACAAATAAAACCTCTTGATGGTTCTCTCTTTTTCAATTCTTTTAATAGTAATATTATAATATACGAACAAAATTTGAGAAATGGCGCGGTTTCAAGACCAAGTATCAGAGAAACAATTATAAATACAATGAGACAAATTAAAGACCCCTTATTTCGTAGAATTGAAAGTTATACAGATAATGAATCATTTCCTGAATTATTAAAAAAGAGAGAAGGTATTACTATTATAACAATTCATAAATATACAACAGATCTGCCAAGTCTTTCTACAAAATTAGGAAATAATGTACTGAAAAATAATCTAGGGTTTTATACATTAGACGAAGCAACTAACAAAATAATACTTATAGAACAAACATCTAACCCTGATACACCTGCTGATATGGATCAGACAAATACTGGTTATCATTATAATTATAATACACAATATGAAAAATCAGAAAAATTAATAAGTGATGAATTATTTATTACAACATTATTGACTAATAAAATAATTTGTCCGAGAATTTTTATAGAATATGATACATTTGATATAACAACCCTTTCAAAACTTATTTTTGTTATTGAAACACATAGAGCTGACATGTCAATTGAAAATAGATCCTGTTTATATATTAAAAATACAAAAAATACATTAACATATGATTATAGTGGTAATCCAAGATTTGTAGACAATCATATTTTCGAAGTAATTCCTTTTTATAAAAGAGAATATTATGAAGATGTAACTCATGATATTCTCAGATCTATCGCGAACAATCAAAATGTAACCAAGTATTTTGATAAATATAAAGAAATAAAGAATTCTTTGTTTTTTAATTCATTTTTTATGGAAAATAATATTGTTGTGAATGATGGAACTAATATCGTATATGGAGGCAAAAAAGGTTCTATTCTTCGTGGAGGTGAACCAGATTCAAGTGATCTTATCATAGAAAATATGAAACGTAAATTGGGATCAAAAATCGATAAATTTGTAGGGAAAAAACTAATAGTGCCTCCAGCTATTAATGTTATGAAGGATAAGGATAATAATTTATGCTATGTAATACAAGTATCATTAGATTTACATGAAGGTAGTAAGGATGTGACAAAGAAAGAAAAACAGGTTGCCACTTGTAAAAATAATCATGATAAAATTGTCAATGCATGGAAAATATTGACAAATCAAAGTGGTGAAGCGCCCTTAGCAGTGAAAGAAGAGAAAAATGTTCCAGCTTCAGTTGTATCCAATCGTTTGTCGGTATCAATGAAATAATATTGTATAAACTCATTACGAATTTCTTTTGGGATATAGTTAAAATCGACGAGTAGTTGGTTCAACTTCCAGCGTTCATCAGCATTTTCTCTCTTTAATCGTTCTTGAAAGAAATAAGGGTCATCATAACATTTTTCCGCAGTTTTTGGTCCACATTTCAAAAAGATAGAAGGTATATTATCACTAGTGTCTCCCATTACAATTTTACAGAAAAGATCTTTGGCAGCACATCCATAACTACTCTTCTGTTTTGTCAGATCTTTGAATCCCAGATCGACGAGATGAATATTTTTTGTTGTGGTTAATTGTAGATAGTCTTTGTCACTTGTAATAATATATATTTCTTTGTCACGTCCTTTTTGAGATAAATGTTTTACATAAAGAGCAATACAATCATCTGCTTCTAATGAAGAATGATGAAGAATCAGAGAAACAGAAGCAGATAAGAAAAGTTCATCATATGCCAACTTCATAAAATATGCAATATCGGTGTTCTTCTGGCGAGTCTCTTTATATTCTTTATAATATTGTTTACGCCATATATTTTCTCTCTTACAATCTTTTCCAACAATTATTTTTGCTCCAAGTATATTGAGTTTCTTCGGCAATGAAGTTAATGTATCTATAAATGTCTTCTTGAACTTATCAACGAATAGAGTATTTTCTGTAAACCCTGTTGAGATCATATTATCTTCTGGATTAGTTATCTTCCACCAACGAACAAGAGAGAAATATCGATAAAATACGAAATAACTGCCATCAATGAAAAGATACTTGCTCATATTTGATATATTGTGTCGAATCGTTAAATTGTTAAATTCATATAATATTTTTGCAATTATTATATGAATACTTATACTTCTGTCTTTCTCTCTTTTATTGAAAATTATATATCATAAGTATCAGAATCTTCCATAAATAATGATACCTTGTTGTCTATTTTTTTTTGTGAATTAATAAAATCAGTTTCGTTCGATATAACTATACATCTTTCTTTCGCTCTTGATATTGCTGTATATATTGCTTTTTTTTCGATGATAGAACATGATGGTTCAATTAAATATATAACATTTGGATATTGACTTCCTTGTGATTTATGAACGGTAACACAATAATTTAACACAAAATTTTCGTATAAATCATCGACGCTAATTTCGTCTCGTTTATCCATATCATTTGCACCACCAATATACTCAATTGTAACTATTATTCCATCAAAATCTTTGATTTCAGCTTGTTCTCCATTTGCTCTCATTTGTTTACTTGTATAATCATTTTCTGTTCGAATTATTTTGTCACCCACTCTAAATATATTATTATTCTCATATTTATGATTTGAAGGAATAATATAATATTCTATATCTTTTATTGGATTAAATATATTTTGTAAAATAAAATTCAAACTTGCAGTGTTAAATGTAAATGTTTGTTTATTAAAATTAGTAATAAATTTTGTGTTTTCTACATTAAAATGATGTTCATTAATAAAATCTATTAAATATTGTGTATTTATTTCATTATTACTTAAAATGAATGGTCCTTGATCTAATAAAATCATTGAATTATCTATAAAATCATTTCTTTTTAATATTTGATTACTACACATTTTTAATATATTTTTTACTAATCCTCCATTATTTTGTCTTTTTATCGTTTTTAATTTAGTTACAGCAAACATGTTAGTTTTTATTAATTGAAATAATATTTGTCCAGCACCGATAGATGGCAATTGGTCTACGTCGCCTAGTAATATCAAACGTGAATTAAAATATTTACATGCCATTAAAATATCACCAAATACAAACATATCTAACATTGAAACTTCATCTATCTCAAATAATCCAATGTCATAATTATATTCGCATAATGATTCGCAATTACAATGGCGTTTGTGTTTTTTTATGTTCGGTACAGTTTGATATAATGTTCGGTGACAAGTTCCAGATATATTAATATTATAATGCTCAGTATTCTGTGAACGTTGCATATTAATAAATGCTAATCCTGTTGGTGCTAATAATCCAATTGTATTAGGATTTACATACTTATTAGTATCTTCTTTATATTTTTTTGGACACAGTTTTTCTTTTTTATATAATTCAGAGAATACGAAATTAATACATTTTAAAATTTCGGTTTTGCCTGTTCCAGGTGGACCAGTTATAATTGAACATTTATTTTTAACAGACTTTACAACGCTTTCCCTTTGTTCTAGTTCAAATGAAAAATTTGGGTTACCTAATGCTAACTTTTGTCGTTGTTCATAAATATTTATTTGGTTTTCTATTATATCATTATTAATATCATCATACTCTTGATCATTGTATAACTCTATCATTAAATCTGTCATTTTTTTTTCAAGATTTAGCAAGTATTCAGTTGTCTTGTATATTATACTTTTACCAAATATATCTTTCATTTTATCAATTTTTTTATTAATAATAATTTTATCTATATATTCTATAAAATTATCTGGTCTTTGCTGTCTTTTTTCACAAAAAATCTTCATTTCCTTAGTATACCTCCATTTGGGTATATATATTGCGTTCATCTTTCTTAAAAATAAATCATACGACCACTTTTCCAATTTAATTTTAAAATCGATCAATAATATATACACATCGCAAATTTTTTCTGCTTTATCATATGATATTAATTGGTATTCTTGAGAAATAAAATGAAATGGATTTTTATATATATTTTCAATTTCTAAATTCGAATTTTGACATTTTTTTAGGGTTTGTTCAATTTTATTCATTTGAGACATATATAATTTACATCTATTGAAAAAATGATCCATATCAATGTCAACTGTTTTGTAACACAGTTTTGTAAAATTGTCAGAATTGTTTTTTTTATTTAAATACGATATCGTAGAATTATATCTGTCTATAAATTTTAAATACGATATAGTTTTTTGTTGTTTTTCTTTGTTTATACTCGTAATATTTTTATCATAACAATTGATAGATGTTTCAATTTGTTTATTATTATTATTTACAAAACCCAAATGATATATTATTTGCTTATTTTCAACCGTTATTTCCAATATAATATAGTATAGAACTCCATATTTTATTAATTCTCCTTTATCGTGTGGGGTTGATTTAATAGATTTTTTACTAACATTGATCAATGACTCGTCTTTTAATTTTATATACAAATTATCTGTATTAGATATACTATGTATTTTTCCAATTTGATCACAATAAGTGACATTTATTCCATAATTCAAATTTCTTGTTGCAACGGTTGATGTTGATGAAATTGAATACATTGTAATTTTTGATTATTGTTAAAATATGATTTACCATTTAATATATATTGTAATATATATTAAATAAATCACATCTATGTGCTATTTCAAAGAAAATGAAAATCATGTTCTTTCTCTCTTTTATTGAAAATGGAAAATTAAATATCAAGACTGATAGAGTTTTTGTCAGATTTGGGACGTCGTTTGCTACGTTTTGGCATACCTCCGTCTCCTTGTAAATCCTTCAAATCAGATATACTAATAGTGCTATCATTATTATTTTTTTGTTGTTCTTGAATACTGATAGTCTTTGTCTTCAATCCAGAGAGAAGATCAGAGATATCGCTGGGTCCTCGCATTTCCATTCGCTTGCCCGGTTCATCAAAATTCTCTCTAAAATTGATTCCATCATCAAAAGCAGGACGAGTGTTGGAGAATCGACTATAATCACTTGCTCCCATTGAAGATGAATTATTACCAGGTCTATTCGCCATTGGATCACGATTTTGTGTTGACATTGGTGGTGGAGGAGGACCATCATTGCTCATAATACCATTCATAAAACCAGATAATCCAGGACTCGATTGTCCCATAGAATTGACAGCAGCAGTTTGAAATTGTCTCATTAATTCTGGATTTTGTCTGAGAATATCATCCATTCCAGGCATAGAAGATTTGAACATAGTATTTGTCATATGAACCATCATGGCACTGCCACCCAATTGAAAAAGGAGTTTTAGTTCTGGCGCCAAAGATGCACGCGATTTGTATTTATCGTGTAACTCAGAGAAAATATCATCATAGTCGTTAAGATTTTCATTGATCTGGTCGCTCCATCCTTCCAATTTAATGTCAAATGGATCAAAACGATTATTCAAGAATTCAATCCCATTGATACATGCCATCAACATATTTCCTTGGAATTTCATAGAGTTCTGTTTTGACTTTTCTTCCATAATCATTTCATATTCTCCCTGCATTTCCAAGAGTGAAGATTCCATAGTATACTTCTTTGTAAGGTTGACTCCTTTTGCCTCTAAACCTTCCAATTTTCTCAGAAACTTGAATTTCTCTCTTAACATATCTTCTTTAGACATTTGTGGTTGAGAAGGAACTGCTTTGTCTGGATTGACAGGGATATTATTGAATTTGGAGAATCCATCCCATGTTTTCTTATCATTTTCTGTAGAAGCAGTAGCATGTCCTAAATTACTACTGGAACCACTGTTTGAATGAATAGTTTTGGATTCATCTGAGAACCGAACACCATTATTACTATTACTGTTTCCAATATTAAATATGTCTGATTTGTGTTCATAAGATTTACCGAACATATCATCGTCAACTAGATTATTCAATTCATTTTCTAAACTATTAATATCTTCTAATTCGACCTTCTTTGAGCTATCTTTGATTTTGTCGTTCATTAAGAGTTCTAATCCACCACCACAATTGCTCAATTTCATTGGTGCATCTAAACTTTCTGACAAATTAGAAATATCGATAATTTCTGGATCCATTGCTTATAAAGGATTAAGAACATTTAATTTTAAGTATTACGAATGAAATAATAATATAATTTAAATTCAATCCATTTCTCAAATAATGATTTGAAATAAGTAATCCAATTTATTTTATTATAAAAAAAGTTATAATAAAATATTATCCGGTTAGTATTAGTATTATTTATTAATTATTCAATTATTTTACTCTGCGAGTTTTTTCTTCACCACTTTGCGAGGCTTTTTCGGTTCAGTTGTTGCGATGCTTTGAATAGTATTCGTTTCTTGAACATTTACACTTGCAACACCAAACTCTAGATCAGTCGCAGAAGTTTGTTGAGTGCTTACAGAATGATCATCTTCGTCATCACAATCTGAGTCCTCGACTGCTACTTCACTTGAAATTTCCAATACAGATACTTGTTCTGCGACTGGTGTTACAAATACACGTTCTTGTTGTTGAGGAACAGGACTTGGTGATCGAGATCGTTCTTCTTTAGAAGCTGGTCGCACTTTGAGAAAGCATTGACCAATCAATTGCGCTCTCGGTTTTTGAACCATTGCTTGAACAAGTTTCCAAGTCACTCCAAACTTACCATTGGCAAACCAAAGTCCACCGCATGTCATTAGAACACTTACTTGGGTTGCTTTTGGAATCAACTCAACAGGACTTATTCCATTAGTATTGGGAAATAGTTTTACACCATCATCATCATATACTTCACATCTCCAAACACCTTCCCAAACAGGAAGTTTGACTTTTAGTGAAGGAGATTTACTCAAATCAGGTTCACCTGTATTTCTGTCCTTGCTGTATTTCAGCATTGGTGAATACAATGCTTCAACGACTTCAGCACTTTTGTGTAATTTGCCAAACCATTCTTTTGAGTTGGCAAGCGCATCAGCCTTTATTTTTTGTTCAAACAGCTTCATGTTTTCCAAGAAGGCTGTTGCTTCATCATTTTTATATTCATCGGTGGGAAATTGGAGTGACATATCGAATTTTCCATTGCCTTTGCCTGATTGTGGATCAACAAAATCAGATGCTCCCCATGTCAACATGACAGGAGTAGACAAATTGAGACGAGTGTTCGTCTTTCTATTCAAGATATTCACACTTTTTCCACCAGCACCCCCTGCTTTGGGTGCGGTATATTTAATAATTTCACAATTGAATTGGGTTGCGTCAATAACGGTTTCTGCCATGTTGCTTAATGATAATATACTTTACGTTGGAATCTTTAAATCAATTTTTTTATAATTTATATTTGAACATAAGACTGACATGACAAGACAATGCAAATTTCGTTTTAAACATATTAAATAAAATAAATATTCAAAAGAATAGTATTGGTATAATATATACACAAATGCTAAATAAAACACAGAATCCTATTGATTTTGTAATTTCAAACAATGAAATACTTCCACATGTTGCTATGCGAACCAAAAAAGAAAAACCCAATTTAGAAAAATTCACCCCTGACAATTATCATATTATATATAAAAATAAGTATACTATTCCACAGATCAAGGCACAATTAAAGGTCGTTAAAGAAAAATTGTCAGGAACTAAAATAGAATTATTAGATCGTCTATACGAATATTATAAAAATATATATAACAATTATAAGCATGCTGTTCTCATACAGAAAACATTCAGAGGAAAACTGCAACGTAATTTGAATATCTTTCGAGGAGATGGATTTAAGAATAGAAGTATCTGTGTGAATGATGAGGATTTCTTAACAATGGATGAGATGAAAAAAATCGATGCGAATCAATTCTTTAGTTATACTGTAAATGGTGTTACGTTTGGTTTTAACATAATTTCAATTTACAATATAATTACTAAATCATGTAAAGGGTCTCCACAAAATCCATATAATAGAGAACTTATTCCAAATGAAGTAATCAATGATATTTATAAAATCATAAAAATTGGCAAGGCAATGAATAGACCAATCGAAGTATATATTCCGTCTGTATCAGAGAATACTCAAATAAGTTCAGCAAAAAGAATTGAATTGCGAGCATTGGATATATTTCAGTATATTAATTCATTGGGAAATTATAGTGACTCTAGTTGGTTTCTCTCTTTATCGAGAGCTCAATTATTCAAATTATATAGAGAATTATGTGATATTTGGAATTATCGCGCCAACTTGTCAGCTGAGATCAAGATTAATATTTGTCAACCTAATGGAAATCCTTTTATAAATGATCGGCTCCATATTAATGTTGATTATAATTTACAGCAAATACAAAGCAAATTGTTGAATATATTCGACAGAATGGTACATTCAGGCATAGATACAGACTCCAAGGTTTTGGGATCATATTATATTTTAGCATCATTAACTTTAGTCTCAGATAATGCTAAGAATGCGATGCCATGGTTGTATCAATCTGTATCTTATATGTAATTTGAGATAATTTGATAATTTGAGATAATTTGATAATTTGAGATATTTTGAGATATTTTGAGATAATTTGATAATTTTATAAATTTTTATATAATTTATAAAATTAGTTTGGAATTTTTTATATTTAGGACAAATTATTTTGAACATCGAAATCAATAACAATGAGAAATATATAATATATATTGTTGCGTTAAATCACTTAAAAAGATTATGTTTAGATACATTATAAAATGCCAAGAGTGACTAAGTCAACCCCTGCGAAAGAAGTGTCAACTTCCAGTTCTATTATTTCCGATAATATTCAATTATCTGGTGTAGCAGTGCCTGCACCAGTCAAGACTCCAAGAGCAAAGAAAGCAGCAAAGGAAGTTGCTCCTGTTGTCGATATTGTTTCTGTTGCTTCTACTACTACACCCCTAACAACTGAATTGGTTGAGGAGAATATTGTTTTGGAGCAAGTTGCTCTTGATGCTGACCCAACATTGATTGTTCAATCATTGGAGTTTTTTGGAAAGCTTCAACAATTGGGAGTTTTGATTTCTTCGATCAAGACTGAATATCGTTCATTGGAGAAGAAGTGGACTCGTGACTTGAAGGCAGCCCAAAAGAAGGGTGGAAAGTCAAAGCGCAAGCAAGGAGTTGCTGGTGCTCAAACACGTGCTCCAAGTGGATTTGTGAAGCCCACCCGCATCAGTGATGAGTTGGCTATCTTCTTGGGAAAGGAAACTGGAACCGAGATGGCAAGAACATCAGTGACTCGTGATATTAATGCTTATATCCGTTCAAACAGTCTCCAAGACGTTGATAATGGAAGAAAGATCATCCCAGATAGCAAATTGGCCACTCTTTTGAAGTTGACCAAGGAGGATGAGTTGACATACTTCAATCTCCAAAAATACATGAGTCCTCACTTCCACAAGAACGTCAAGGTTGATGCTACTGTTGCACAGGTTCAGGTTGAGGTTGTTTAAAAAATTATAACAAAAATACAAAAATATAAATAAGTTTTCGAATTAATTATTCCACAAATTATTATAAACAATCGTTTATAATGATTCATTTTCAAACTCAAAATTCAATTACTTATTTTAAAAATCCACCAAGAGCAGTTCCAACAGAACATTCTATACCAGACACACTACCAGAAACAACCGGATCTGGTGGTGGTATTACTCCAGTAAATATTTGGTAAGCTTCCGATGGAGCTGCTCCATTTTGTTGAATATTATTTGCTTCATCTCTACCCATTAATAACATATATGCTAAAGTTGTTGGATAAATTGATTGAATGTAATCAGGTGTTACTGGTTGTATACTGTTGGTTGCTGTTTGATTCATCATATCACATGCAGTTGGTAAATAATTTTTAACATATGAACCATATGGCCATTTACCATTTGTAATATAATATTCTACTTCATCATCTGATACGAACGGTTCAATCCCCGAAACAGATTCTGCAGTATTACAAAAATCACCTTTCTCCGGATTTATAGCAACGCCGTCTGGACAACCTGTTTGAGTATTTCTAAATTTAACGTAATTATTTATTGTCGATTCACTCCATTTATTATTTGGCGAAACAGGTTTTATATAAGCGTATTCAGTTAACGTATCAGCACATGCTTCTGTCATAGTAAACCCTTCTTTAAATGATGGTATCAAATAAATAATAAAAATTATTCCTAAAATAAGTAATATTATATTTTTATGTCGAATAATAATTTTTCTCCATGTTTTTGGTATCATAATATATTCTTGGTATATTATAATACTTCTGTATGTCGTCCATAGTATGAGAATTGATCAATATTATATTTATATATAATCACCAAAGTTCGGTCCTCCAGTATCATTTGGACCAATGAGAAATAGTCGCAACAACTTATTTTTACTAAAATGAGTTTGATAATTCAAAACATCAGAGAAAGTGATTAATTCTTCTTCTTCTGTCAATTGATATCTTGGATTCAAAATATAATTCACAGCAAACTCTTCTGTCAATCGTTGAGTCTTCAATATCTCAATTAAATTATAACGATAGATATTTTTGATTAAATTATTAATACTTTGCTTTACACTTAATTGCTTTTTATTATCAGCTATTCTAGAATCGACTGAGTGATCCATTATAGTATTATTATTATTATAATACTTATTTATATTTTTCTTGATTATATATTATCACTCCAATTCACATAATGTCATTCTTAAATTATTACGAAGATTGACATGTTCTTTCTTTAATTGTAAAAGAGAATCCTGTAAACATCGAATCCCTTTAATAAAGTCCGGTCGATTATAATGAGAACTAATAAAATTACAAAGATTCATTTGATAAGAAGGATGATTATGATTTGATTGAAAGAGAGAAACATTATTTATTTTTAACCACTGAAAAAAGTCCTGATAATAGAACATTAATATATTCGTGATTACGTAATATGCTAATACGTTAGTATTCTCTCTATATTTCATTTTGACAGAAGAATTACGAGAGAAATTCATAAGATCCTCATATTTGACTGACATATAGTTGAGAACTTTTACCATTTGAAAGCAGGAATAAATTTGTTCCAAATAAATAAACATTTCACATTTTTCAATAAATACAGAAGTATGGTTTTTATCAATATAGACATTTCCTAGCCTTTTTGTTCCTATTGTAATATAATAACTAGTAAATACTGCATTCATAATTCTCGCCCAGAACTCAGTATATGCTTCGAATAGATTGACAGAAGAGTTCACATTGAAGATTTGTAGTATTCTCTCTTTTGTGTTATAATCATCTTTACCAGAAAAATCCAGACCAAATCCATGAAATGTCTCATGTATGAATACTTTGAACCATTCTTCTTTTCTGTAAATCACTATATCATTATTACTTCGACAAGTATATGTATATGCTGTGTTAACATTATTCTCATCCAAAATAGAGTGTTTGTGTTCACCATGTGGATGAGGCAATAGTTTTTCCATGCTTGTAAAATAAACGAATACGTTCAAATTAACAGAACATATCTTGGATGATTGTGTATGTAAAATATATAACCACATTAACATTCTCTCTGCATATTCATTGTATACTGCGATCTTATTATGATTGGTTGTAATGAAAAATATTTGTATTTTTCGATGAAAGAGAGAAAACTTATATTTGATAGAATACAATGAATGAGCATGAATATAATCTTCTATATGCTTTGGTGTTGCTCCATCTGTAAATATGGAAGATTTAGGTATATCATTCATATTTTTTATTTGTGATACAGTAGGTTGAAATGTGCCTCGTAATTTTCTCACATATTTGTCTGATTTGGTCAATTGTTCTAATAAATATTCAAATATATTGTGTGTCTGTTTCGACGTTTTTACTCCAGTGTATAAACATTTATTTTCTATAAAAAAAGTGATCAAATCTGTGCTCTTTTTATTTAACATATATTAATATAATATATATTATTACAATATATATTATAAATGTATTTTTGGTGGCATTTTTTTCAATAATAATCTCTTTACTTATTATATGTCTTCAGATGAAGGGTTATTAATATTATGCGTTCTCGTATTACTATTTGTAATTTTATATTTCATTAGGATCAGTAAAATGCCAACAAACCCATCTGTTTATGTTCCTGTTCCAGAACCATATTGTCTTCATTCAAAATATGGATGTTGTCCTCTAAGCCCAAACCCAAGAAATGATCCATATGGAACGAATTGTTAAATCATGTTTGAATAATTCTTTTACACCTTTTTACATTTCAAACGCCGTTTATTTTTCTTATATAAAATTATGAGTTTTGTATAAGTTCTCCATTTTTATAATAATTATAAGTTGGTGTATATCCAGATTTGTTATTTTTACTAAAAATTTCAACTCTGGAATTTGGGTGTTTTATTGATTCATTTATAGCATCTTCCTTTAATAATAATATAATCATATCTTCCCATTCACTTCCATAAAATAATACATATACAAAATCCATTTATTTATGTATTATTTTATGGTTTTATATTATAATAATCTGTATTTGAAATATAAAAATGTGTAAAAGAATTATTCAAAAAAGAGAGAAAATCATAATCATATTTCATTTCATTTCATTTACTATAAGTTATCAAGAGATCTCTTACACTCATTAATTCTTCTGCTTGATATTCTCTCTTTTTTAAAGGCGCATAAACTAATTGTGATTCATTCGTAGATATTAATACTTTCTTAAATGTTGGGTTCTGTGTAAATTTGGCATACAAAGCATCTCTTAGATTACGTGATTCTATTTCTTCATTATATACTCGATCAATTTGGATACTCTTATCTCTTTTGTAACCCTTTAGTTCTCCGTGCTGTGTGCCTTTAAATAGTTTTCCAGGAGTTTTTGTTCCAATAAAAATTGCCAATTCGACACTTTTAGATAATTCATTGGTGTGTCTATCCATAGTATTCATTATTACCTCCGAATCATTAGTGCCTAATGCAAATTTACTATAATATCCAGGATTATCTTCTTTGAACTTACATGCTTGTATATAATGCTGTACACTTGCCCAATAATATCCATTTAATTCATATTGATATGCTTTCAAAACACCTTTTTCATTGAGATCTGTCCCGGTCCAATTATTATCTAATATACATCTCCAGTTATCTATTGTTGAGAGAAGCATATAATCTATCTTCTTTTCGAATGGCATTATCTCTCCACGAACAGTTCCTGGAAACTTATTATGAGAAGAAGGACAATATATTAGTATCTTTACTCCGTCATATTTTCGCATAATACCAGAAACAACAACATCTTCCAGATCAATATCTTCTCTTGATTCACCATAAGCACTGCCACGCTTCTTGATTTCTTTGTGAAAATGCTGCCATTCTGGAATACGACTAAAATTACCTTCTACGTTTTCAACACATTTATATGATATTATATTCTTCAAGTCATATGGTAATTCCTTAAATGTAAATATTTTTTTATTTTTATAACTAACGAGACTATATTTATTCTTCAGTTCAGAGAACTCTAATAAAATGTAGTATTCTGGTTGAAACTTCGATAAGGTTTCATCTTTGATACCACAATCAATTGTTCCTTTCAAATCATTCTCTCTATTTGAATCTTCAGAGAAAAGAATAAACTTAACCTTTAACAACTTCTCCAAGAAAGAGAGAGTATATTCATCGATACTATAATTTTTTGACATAATATAATCTTTCATCTGTTCAACTGAATCGATAGTTCTCATATATTCAAATTCTTTTTTCAATGTCTTCAATTCATTTTTTTGAATCGTCAATAATTCGATTTCCTTTTTCAATCGATTGTATTCTTTGATCTCAAAATCCTGTAATTTTGTGGCAGTAGCCTTCTTCTGTTTCAACTCCTTTTTATATTCTTCCTTTTTTCTCTCTTCTATCTCTAATTTCTTTTGCGTTTGTTGATAATATTTCATTGATTCATTATATTTCATCTTCTGTCTATGAAAATAGGATTCTATAAACTTGGAATCGCCCAGCTTTTTACGCAACTTCTTTTCAAATGTTTGTTGTCCAATTTGTTCGAATGCTGATTGTATGGCATGAAAGAAGTTATCTTTGTCAGAAATATCATAATTTTCATTCTTCATAAACTTACTAATCCAATTCAAATCGTTCTCTCTTTTAATCAAATCAGCAATCTCTTTTGTTTCTTCTTTTAATAATTCAGGTCCTCGAACGTCTCCCATTAATGTAAATATATCTTTTCTGTATTCAGGTATAACATATTCTACTGCGGGAGAACGACCCCCTCTTTGTTTACCTTTTTCAAAATTGGATTCATCATCACTATCATTTTCTTCATCATCGTCATCATCATCACTATCATCTTCGGTGTTTTCAACTACAATTGGAGGTAATCTATTCTCTATTATAAATGAATTATCTATCCAACTCCATAGTAATGGCTGCTCAAATAAACGATAGTTCTTGATATCATTGATATCATTTTTATTTTCTTTGTTTACAAACTTGTATAATTCATTTTTCAAAATCTCATAAACACCTATTTGAAGAGCTGTTCTTTTCTTTGTGACAAAGTATATTGGAAAGTATACAACTCCTGGATTATATGTTTCATAATTTACTCTTGCATTTCCTATTGCGATTACGATGCTTACTTTGGGTATTTGAGCATTTTCTATTTCGAGTTCATATAATATAGACTGTTTTAATGCATCTTCTTTTTCCAGTCGACTCAATTCTTTATATGTTATATTCTTATTTAAACGAGATACTACCATAGATTAAATAAGTTTTTAATATTTATATCAATAAATATTAAAATACTAAATATCACATTTTCAAATCCATAAACTGGAAAATGTGATAATTCGTTATACACTAGGATACTTTGATACTTGCTTTAAACAGCAGGTTACGAACATAATATACACAATAATAGAAGAGAGAAGAGAGAAGAGAGAAGAGAGAAGAGTATCATAGTTCAAAAATATCCATAAATTTAAAAATGGATTTATTTGTTATACTTGGATACTGTTTTAGTTTCAAAGCAGCAAGTTGTTTAATTAATACATGATAAGATAACTCTCCAAATATACTATCTATGAGATAACCTTCAAACCACGCCTTTTTATATAAGATCGAAATATTCTCAACAATCTCGTCAACAATTGTCTTCTTATTTTCTATCAAAATCAGAGAAAAGAATTCTTGAAATAGCTTATTAACTATTTCTATAATACAACTCGTATCAATTGTACCAATTTTGACAATATTCATAATGAATGAACTAAATGCCTTTACTCGATCATTTTCTTTATTCAGTTTACATAATTGATCATAATCAGAGAGATCTGCCGTCTTTTGTTCCTTAAAGCAATCCATATAATGATCTATTCTGTTATTTAGGATGGTAAGCATAATAGGGTTATTACCACATAATTCAGTATATAAATTTGCATATATTTCTGAATAAAACCGGTTCTCTGAAGCAATATCGCAAATAATGTTACTAATCAATTCTATGTTATCTAAATCACCATTAATATATATATTCTCTAGTAATTCTTTGATTGCTGCTTTTTTCTCAATATAATTTTTTTCTGTCATCATATTCAAGAGAGAACGAATATTTACAATTTCTATATCGAATCCAATCTTTTGTTCTATTTTTGTGATTTCGAATGAACGAATTGTGTCCCAATCATCATCATTAAGTATTTCAGTAGGTTGTAATTTTTTCTTATTTATTCTAATTATGGAAGGCATTTTCGTTGTTGTTGGATTATTCGTGATTCCATTGCGTTTATTGAAAATTGGAGTTTTCACATAGGTTGGAGACCCTACTTTTGCTGCCAAATCATTAATTATGAAAAGTGTTTCCTGTGGTATATGACATACAAACCCATCAAATGATATTTCATTAATTTCTTTTAATGAATATTTTCTTGGTATTAGTTGTGTCATACAATATTATATAACCTTTATTTTTTTTTATATCTTTTGTCATTATAATATATTATGGTTAATGTGCTTAAAAAATACTTTGTAAATATGAATATATGACAGAAATAAATAATTGTGAAAATATACCAGAATTTACTGTTAATTCTTGGGATGAATTAAATGTTCCTACACAATTATTGCGAGGTATATATGCATATGGATTTGAGAATATGAGTCCTATTCAAAAGAAAGCCATTCAACCAATGATTATGGGACGTGATATCATCGCGCAAGCGCAGTCGGGAACCGGTAAAACGGCGACATTTACAATTGGTGCATTGTCGAATATCGATTTGGAATCGAATCACCCACAAGTATTAGTTCTCTCTCCTACGAGAGAACTGAGTAAACAAACTGCTGCGGTATTTAATGGAATCGGTTGTATGATGAATGGATTACAAGTTCAAACATTGGTCGGCGGTAGTTCAGTTGACGATGATTTATCTATTTTGAGAAATACGCCTCCTCACGTTGTTGTTGGATGTCCAGGAAGAGTATTCGATATTTTAAAGAAAAATCAAAAAATTTGTAAAAATATTAAAGTCGTCGTCTTGGATGAGGCCGATGAAATGTTGTCATTTGGTTTCAAAGAACAGGTATATAATATACTTCAATTATTGGATAAAGACATACAAATTTGTCTTTTCAGTGCAACTTTGCCAGATTATATTCATACTATCATCAATAAAATTATGAAAAATCCTATTAGTATTCAAGTTAAATCAGAACAATTGACATTGGAAGGTATCTCTCAATATTACATTGCGATCGAAAATGACCAACAAAAGTATGCTACACTGAAGGATCTATATTCATTAATTTCTGTGAGTCAATGTATTATATATGCTAATAGTCTACAAAGAGTATCGGATCTATATGATGCCATGTCTACAGATGGATTTCCTGTATGTTGTATTCATAGTAATATGGAGAAAGAAGAGAGAGATCAGGCATTTACTGATTTCAAAGTTGGTAAATATAGAGTCATGATCTCATCTAATGTCACTGCAAGAGGTATTGATATACAGCAGGTTAGTATAGTCATTAATTTCGATTTGCCAAAATGTACACATACATATCTTCATCGTATTGGTCGTTCTGGTAGATGGGGACGAAAAGGTGTTGGAATCAATTTCATTACAAGACGTGATGTAGCAAAAATACGCGAAATCGAAGCACATTACGCAACACAGATCAATGAATTACCAGGCAATTTGGATAAACTATTGATCTAATTAATTATTGTCAAGGATAACGCATATATTTCATATTATATATTTATTATATATAATATGTCCAAAGTAATAAAACAGAATAATTTATTCACTAGGTGGAATAATGCGGTGATATGCTGTATTGCCAAAGGAGAAGAACTATATATTATTGAATGGATTCTGTATCATTTGGCGATGGGATTTCAAAAAATATATATTTATGATAATAATAATAATCGTGCTCGGTTACCAATTTTTCTTTCTAAACAAAAAGAGTTTCCACTAATAAGAAAGAAAATTTATATTATCCATTTTCCAGGAAAAGTGAAACAGATTCCAGCATATAATCATTTTTTAAAGTATTTCTCTCATTTATGGAGATGGGTTGCCTATCTTGATTGCGATGAATTTATAACGATCAATAACCCCCAATTATTACCGATTAGACGTTTTTTATCGAAATTTTGTCGTCAAGGCGCATTAGCAATACATTGGCGACTATTTGGAGATAGTGGACAATCGAAATATACGCCGATAAATTTAACTGAACGATTTACACAATGTGAAACTAAATTGAATGAACATGTCAAATGTATTTCTGTATGTAATCATATATATCGAATGTCTGATCCACATTCACCGATATTAAAAAAAAATAGAATACAACACGATTATTTAGGTAGAATAACTAATGGTCCAGTTAATCAAATAGGTCTCAATGATCCAACTATAGGAGTCTATATCAATCATTATTTCTGTAAATCGAGAGAAGAATGGGATTATAAAAGAAGAAGAGGTATGGCAGATAATATGAGAATAAGAAGTGATATAGAATTTGATAATCACAATAAAAATGAGACAACTGATATTTTCGCTTGTCAGTTTTATAAATCAATTACTTAATATATTTTATTTCTCTGATTTCTCTGATTTCTCTGATTCTATCATTCATTTATTCTATCTTTTTCTATGATTCTATATTTTCTCTGATCTCGTTAAATACCAAACATAAATAATCATGGCATATATTATTTATGTCATCACCAACGTCAAGAATGAAATCGAACATAGAAGAGATTAATGATTATTTTCAATTACCTATTTCATTGAACCCCAGTAAAATGGAACTGAATGAAAGTATTACGACCGATCTAGAGTTGAAAAATACATATGACGCTTCTAGTATTCCATTATATAACTATGTATTTCAACCAAAGACTTTGTTCGGAAAGAAGATTCTAGAACAAAATACAAAGTTTTACACAACAGATGTGAAATACTTAAAAGATACACAAACATTGTATAAGAAATTTAAATCCAATGAAAATGAGTCAATTGCTGAAGACTACTTAGAAATAATGGCAATCTGGGATGAAATCAAGAATGATACGAATTTTAAAGAGAAATATCACTATTTAGAATGGAATTATAAAATATGTGACTCTTTGAATATGTCTACTGAGTTCTTACAAGTGATGAGTATATATAATCTAGCATCACCTCTCATGTCTTTGTTAATGCCAGTTTTTATATTGATCATTCCATTTTTCGTAATACAAATGAAAGGATTGAAATTGTCAATAACAGAATATATTGAAATTCTAAAACAGATTGCCAAAAATAACGCAATCGGTCAATTATTCACACATTTTAATACTGTTACTTCAGATAAGAAGATCTATTTGCTAGCTAGTGCAGTATTTTACATATTTTCGATTTACCAGAATATTTTAACATGTCTTCGTTTTAATGAAAATTTGAAGAAGATACATCATTTCTTTGACAGAATAAGTAATTATATTCAACACACAGAAGATAATGTGAATAATTTGCTTCTATATACGACAAAATTAAATACATATAATGAGTTTAATACACATGCAACAACTCAACTATTGGCGTTATCTGGATTAAAAGATAATCTGAAACATATCACACCATATACCCTTTCTGTAAACAAGGTTGCTCAATTTGGTAAAATAATGAAGGAATTTTATGCGATCCATACTGTCGAAGAGTTGAATGATGCGTTCATGTGGTCATTCGGTATAAATGGATATATCGATACAATTGATGGAGTTGTAAAGAATATCTCTGAACATCATATATCTTTCTGTAAGTTTGAGAAATCAAAACCAAAAGCAAAATCTGGTAAAAAACAATTAAAGAAAAACCTATTTAAAGGCGCATATTATCCCGTTCTAAAGGATGCGAACCCAATACGCAATGATATTCACTTAGACAAGAATCTTATTATTACAGGACCTAATGCTTCTGGAAAAACTACTATTTTGAAATCTTCTCTGATTAATGTCATCCTGAGTCAACAAATTGGTTGCGGATTCTATTCTTCTGCAAATATTATTCCATATAAATATATTCATTGTTATTTGAATATTCCAGATACTTCAGGGAGAGATAGTTTGTTCCAAGCGGAAGCGCGTCGTTGTAAGGATATACTAGATATTATTCATGAGAATATAAATGAAACTCACTTCTGCGTTTTCGATGAATTATATTCTGGAACAAATCCAGATGAGGCCGTATCAAGTGCAAAATCATTTATGAAATATTTAGTGAAAATTAACGGTGTAAACTGTATGTTAACGACACATTTTATAGATCTGTGCAAACATTTAGAAAACCATAAACAGTTTAAAAATTGTCATATGGACACAAAAGATAATATTGATAATGAGTTTCAATACACATATATATTAAAAGATGGCATCTCACACGTTCGAGGAGGGATGAAGGTATTAAGAGATATGGATTACCCAAAAGAAATTATTGATGATCATGATTTGTTATAATTCGTTTTCTTTATGAATATATAAAATATTCTATTTATAAAATGAGCTGTTCTTTATTTACTATCCCATATATCACATTTTTAGGATTATCTTTATTATTGATAGCTGGATTAGCAGTCTTTCTAATTAAGAGAATGAATAACCAAAATAACAAGTTTTCTTCTATTGTAGGAGTAGTTACTTCAATGGCAGAAGAACTGAATCGTTTAAAATCTCTCGTTACTAACGTGTTGACATCTTCTGGAACAAAATATGATACTACAGGAACTACTAAAGAAATACATTTAACCGAACCATCATTAGTTGCGGTTTCAGACGAAGAGGATGAGGATGAAGATGAGGATAAGGATGAAGACGATGATGAAGATGAAGATGAGGATGAGGATGAAGACGATGATGAAGATGAAGATGATGAAGATGAAGATGATGATGATGATGATGAAGATGAGGAAGATGATAAAAAAATAAAATATATCAATTTGTCTGATGATAATACAATAAATAATGTAGAAAAAGAAAAAGATAATGATAATGATAACTTCATTCAACCAGAAATCAGTCTTAACTTTATTGATGAAGAACCAATTATTGAAATAGTTGAGCAAAAAAGCGTTCCAATAGAAGATGATCATGTTGTTTCTCCGATAGAAGTAGAAATTGAAGAGATCTCAGTGCCTGAAGTATTGCCTGAAGTATTGACTGAAGTATTGACTGAAGTATTGACTGAAGTATTGTCTGAAGTATTGCCACAAGTATTGCCACAAGAATTGCCTGAAGTATTGACTGAAGTATCGACTGAAGTATTGCCACAAGAAACAGATATTCAAATTGTAGAAGATGATGTTGTCCCCACAACGACACCAATTGTAAGTTCTAGTAAAGTCAATTACAAAAAGTTATCTCTGGACAAACTTCGATCTCTCGTTATTGAAAAGGGATTAGAAGGAGGAACTGGAACTGATGATTTTGCTAAATTGAAGAAAGCCGATTTAGTCAAATTGCTTGAATCGTAATAAAATTCAAAGTAGAAATATAATAATATTTCTTAATATTATTATATGAGTTGGGGGACATGTTTTTCTGGATCAAACAACATACATTTTAATTTTCCACCAATTATGTCTGATGGACGTAATTATGCTTCTTGGCAACCATCTGCTGTTGTAAATGAAAGAATACGAAATGCAGAAAATATAAACTCAAATTGGGACTATAGACGATATATGACACACAATGGACTTCAAATTATGAAAATGAATAATCAAGAAGCGTGTCTTGCTTTAGGAATCAACCAACATGTTCATTCAGATCGAACGCCATCAGATAATGTTCCTCATTTGTATTCTAGTTCTACCGATACAAGTCAACCTGGGTATGGTTATACAACAAGCGATTTAAAGAATCCATATTTGTCGAGAGAACAATTACAATCGAAACTTTTATCACCTTCTATTGAAGTGACATTTGTACCAACTGATGCCCGACCGAATTATATTACTAATACTAGAACTTAAAGAACACCATGGTTAACGATGGTTGAAATAACATCGTGTGTGTGTGTGTGTTTTATATTTACAATTAATTAAATTGAAAAACTTAAATATATAAGTATTAGAACAAACAAACAAACGACATGGAACAACCAATTATGAAAGCGAATTTGAAAAAAGAGAAAAATGAGAAAAAAATGGAAAAAGTGAAAAAAGTGAAAAAGGTGAAACCAAGATTGGAAGACTATGAGGATGATGTGGAGGAACTTTTGCCAATTCAAACTGGTGATAAGGAACCTTTGCCTTTACCTTTACCAATTCCAAATGGTGATATTTCAGGAGTGGCAAACGCGAATGATCAATATGAAGGTTCATTGATCAAAAAATGGATAAAACTTATCCCATTCGATAAAACTATTTCACTTGAAGAATACAATAGAAAAGAACATTTCATTCCAATTGCTGATATTATATTGGATACTGAAACTGGAAAAGATTCAGACACCAAAAAAAGGAACACATTGATTCAATTTGTCAGAAAAATTTCAAAAGAAGAATTTGAAAAAAAAACAGAATGGTTATATTTACTTGTGATTAATGGTAGAATTGTTAAAATTGGTGGGACAAGAACAGGTATTAAAGGCAGAGTGGGATCTTATCTATGTGGACATCACGTTGAAGAGAGAGGCAAATCCGGCGATTGTTCCAAAACGAATGGATTCATATATAATACATTTGAGTTCTACTTAAGTTTAGGGTGTAAAATTGAAATGTATGGTTATGAATTACCAAAAACAGAAATTATCATTGAAATCTTTGGGAAGCAAACGACAATAGTAGCACAGACTTTTCATGCCTATGAGAGCACATTTTTGGAGGATTACAAAAAAAATTATAATGAATACCCTATATTGAGTGATAATTGTGATCCTGGTTACAAAGAATAAATTTCATCACATTCATATATTTTCATTAATGAATTGAATTTCATCTTCTGTAATACCGAAATAAGAATAAATTTCTTGATGGTTTCCAGTATATTCAATGTCAGGAATAGGAAAACTCTGTAAAATTCGTATGTTATTGAAATTACCCCAACGACAGATATTATTTACAAATACATATAATGGATGATTTAATATTTGCAAATACTTTTTTGCTTCGTCCTCGTTTTTACATAATATAAATACAATGGATTGTGTCATTCCACACTCATCAATAAATACTTTATATTTATCTGTTGTTGAAATAAACACCTTAAACCCTTCTTGGAACTTATGAGGTCTTGAAGCATATACTGTTTGACTTGGTGTGTGGATCAATTTATGTTTGAATATATCATCCTTTTCATTACTTATCAATGTCGCTTTTGTATATTTATGTAAATCACTGCTGGTTTTTACATCAAACTTACGTAGACTTGTATCATCGACCGTTTTCGATAATATATTTTGAACAAGTTGATTATATAATAATGGAATATATTTGCGTTTCTTTGAGACAACAGAGCTAATATATTCTCTCTTTTTCCATATTCCTGATACATTCATATTTTTATAAAATGTACAATTTTGAATTATATACCAAGTAAAACTTGATCCAATCTTTTTGAAATATTTTTTCGCAGTATGTATATCCAAATGTATTATTTGCAATCCTGTTATTATTTCAATCAACAAATTTCTGTCAGCATAAGACATCCAATTATCTGGTGTAATAAATAACAAATATCCATTTGGCTTTAATTGTGATAATGCCTTTTCAATAAAATCCTTAATTAAATTATGATTCTTGGATGCTCTTTTACCATTTTCCAACAATTTTGCATAAGGAGGATTTGCCACAATTAAATCGTATTTTTTTGGGTTATTATATTTAATAAAATCATGATTGGTTATGTTCAGGTTATATTTTTCATGACAGAACACTTTGCGCACATTATTCAATCTATCTTCATTAATATCATTGAATTCCAATACATCTTCTAATATCGTTTTCATGCTGTGATATTTCAATAATTCATATAAAATTGGAATACTAAAATTTCCATTTCCACAACAAGGATCCAATATCGACAAATCACTTTTACACCATAAATCGTTTGGTATTTTATTGATCATTTCACTAATACAACGAATCGGTGTTGGTTCATCATTGCTTGATTTATATGTGCTCTTATCCACATTCAATATTTCATCATAATATTTGGTGAGTTCCTCCATGGTTGATGTTTCGACAGAAGGATAAATATCATCTTTTAATATTATAGGTTGTGTTTCAGTAACAGCAACAACCACCGGAACAGGAGGAGTAGAAGCAGGTATATCTTCATCATCATCCATAATTAATACAGGTCTTATTTTCATTTTTTTACGTTTCATTTTTTTGATCGGCATACCTGAAGATTCATATTCTGTTATTTTGATTTCTATATTAGATGTATTCGATGATATTAGAATGCATTCATCGTTGTTAAAAAGTTGTGTATTTTCAATCATTTGAGAGGAATTTTCCGTCATTTTTTGTTTATATTAAGAAATATATAATTTATAATTAAATCAATTTTATTATAAATTATATTGATTTTGTATACGATTATCTCAATAATCGTTTCAACAATTTAAGTATTTTTATTATTTTGTTGAACTGAAACACTTAGAAATTTTATGTTAACTAAAATAAATAACATGAACAAACTACCGAAAATAGAAAAATTAAAAAAGAAAAGAGTAGTAGCTATAATTGATAATGATGAACCGGATGAGATTGCTGTCTCTGAGAAAAATACAAATATTCGTTTTCCTGAAATAAAAGTGAAAATTGTAAAAGATGTCGATTTAATTGTTGACTATCCCAAAAGAGTGATACCATTAAATAATGTTGATAAATTCTTTAATTAATTCTTGTTTTGACAATATATTATTCAATTGAACTTAAAGAAACAACGCAAAGAAAATAAGTAACAATGCGAATAATCAGTATTGATGTTGGTATTAAAAACTTGGCATATTGTGTTTTCTCTGATGGAACAACGGTAGAAAAATGGGGCGTTGTCGATTTATCACAACAACAATCAGAGAAAGAATCAAAAATATTATGTTCTTGTATAACAACAACAAAAGGTACAAAGAAGAAACCGTCTATTCAAAAACAATGTTCTTCTGCCGCAAAATGGAAGAGAGAAAATGAATATTACTGCGTTACTCACGCAAAGAAGACTGACTATTTAGTTCCCACATTACAACTGAAATCGTCGTATTTTAAGAAACAGAATATGACTTCTTTGAAGCTGATCATGGAGAAACATGGACTTGTTCCTTTAGAGGGAACGAAAAAGGCTGATCTTCTTTCTCTCTTGGATACGCATATACAGAAAATTATATTAGAACCAATAACAACAACTTCTGTCAACGCATCCACTTTGGACCTTGTTACTATTGGTAAAAACCTAAAAACCAAGTTCGATGATCTCTTCAATGGCATTCATATGGATAGAATCATTATTGAAAATCAAATTAGTCCAATCGCAAATCGAATGAAAACAATACAAGGAATGATAGCACAATATTTCATTATGAAGACTTCCAACAATGAAGATTTAGTTATCGACTTTGTTAATTCTGCGAATAAGCTGAAACTTGCACCCCCAGACCACCCATACCTTCCTCCGGACGCATATAAAGAACGTAAAGCACTTGGCATTCAACTTGTCGGGGTTCATTTGACAGATGCTAATTGGTTATCTTTCTTCAATCAATACGGAAATAAAAAAGATGACTTGGCTGATTGCTATCTTCAGGGAATCTGGTATATACAGAATAAATTATAATTACTTATTTTATTTGTATATTCACGATAATATCACTTCTCTCTTCGCTATTATAAATGTCTTTCTCTCTTATTCTCAGAATACCTTTCCCTTTTAGAATATAATACTGCTGTTTTTTTATAAAGAGATCAGCAACTGGTATTTGAAGAGAAGGTATATCAGTAATAGTTATATATTCTTCTTCAAAGAGAGAAGCAGTAAGATTGATAACGAGATTGACCAAAATATTATTATTTTCATCTATCGAAATATGATCAGGTAAGACAGGAACACATTTGACAATAATGTCAGAATCGTCTTCAAAATCCAGCTCTGAATGCCATAATGGAACGAAGAATAGTTTTTCATTAACTTCTAATTTGTATATTCTATCACCAAATAGTTCTGTCAGAGAAGGTTCTAGAATATAAATGTGAACATTGTTATATTTTTCAATAATGATCTTCTTCAATGAATCCAACCATTTCTCTGAAATATGAAGTATATCTCGATATTGAAAGAAATAATTATACATTTCTAAGGCAACTTGTTTATCGATATTCTCAAATATTTTTGCCGTCAAGGTTTCATAGTTAATAAAAGAGAGAAAAGTTGACAATACTGTATCTTCTTTGAAGAACATATTAAAATAATATGAGTAATCTTCTTGTTGTGTTGTTATATCTTCTTCTCCATTCAATAGATCATATGCTTGTCCAATTTTTTGAAAATATGCGGTAGATTCCGCACTATTTTGGTGTTTATCTGGATGATATTTCAGTGCCAGCTTATAATACTGTTTTTTTAAATCCGTTTTATTAATACTTATTTTGCCGTCTAGGTTGAAGATACAATATGCTTCTTGAATATCCATATTCATATAAACCCTATTTTGAGTTTATATGAATTAAAATTATTATAAATTGAATTAAACGATTATTTATTTAAATTATTGGAGAGAATTTGACTTTGAAATAAAATAAGTAATAATATGTTTTTAATGTTATTAGTTTATCAGTAATTTTAAATAACTGATAAAATAAATATTAATCTTCTTTACACACGTTAGCATATCAAATGCCGAATTTTTTATAAAATATATAACATAAATATAAAAATATATGTTATATATTTTATAATGACATCTAAAATACCTTCGCTTGAATTAACCGATAAATTTATTAAAGGATTACAATTTTATGGTTTAACATATGATGAAATTAAAAGTAATAATTGGAAATATTGCGGTGGAAGAGATGGTCGCCATCTTAATTACTTTACACAATGTTGTAAAGATAAAGATTTACCTGAACTGAAAAATAAATGTATTTGTGGGCATAATATTAAAGAAAATTGTTATATAACAGATGGACAACAAATATTAACATTAGGCAATTGTTGTATTAAAAAATTTATTCCAAAAAGTTCAAGAACTTGTGAAGAGTGTGGAGAACCACATAAAAATAGAATAGGTAATAAATGTAATAATTGTATTAAAAAAAATATTATTCCAAAAAGTTCAAAAACTTGTGAAAAGTGCGAAGAACCACATAAAAATAGAATAGTTAATAAATGTAATAATTGTAGAAAAGGCGTTTGTGATAAATGTAGTAAAAAATGCGACGAATTATATAACAAATGTTATAATTGTGCTTTTAAATAATCATACTTCGATATCGTATCCATGAACCAACGAAATAATATAATAGAATAAGTATTCCAAATGATAAATAGGACGATAATTGTTATTATAATATTGAAAAAATCCAAATACTTTTACCATCAACTCCGATATATTTTCTCTCTTAATATGTTTTTTCTGTATCAGTTCGTCAATGATATACCAAATACATTCATTCACATTCAAGTTATAAATGAAGATATCATAAATATAATCTCTAAACAGTAACATATCGCATTGATGTAGAATACTTTGGATTATTTTGTCGCAGATGATCTTGTGAGGTATATTATATTTCGTTGAGACATCGTCCTTCATATTTTTGATACTAACAATATCTTCCAATTTTACAGAAGAAGGTATTTTGTTTGAAAGTATTTTATTATATGTGCTTTTAGTAGGTCTCGTCATATTGATCGTTTCACAAGAACTCAAAATATTATCCGGAATAAAACTGAGATCTTCTGTAATCAACATGAAGATGATATGAATCGACGAAAAATTGTTTTTTTGAATATAACTATAGAAACTTTCTAATAGATCCGAATTGATTTTGCCAAAGTTTTTACATAAGATGATTCCCGATTTGTCTACTTTTGCAGAAAGAATATCGATGATTTGTGTATATATTTCATTCCACAATAGTTTTGAATTACATCCCAAGAGAGACATATCTACTTCATAATGAACATCACTTATTTTAATAAAATATGATTTACTGACGTTCATGTTACCTAATCCAATACTAATTTTCTTTTCATACTTCAAATTACTTGGACTATACATTTTGATACATTTCAAAGCCTGTGTATATTTTCCGATTCCTCGAGGACCATAAAAAATGACATTTTTCAATTGATTGATACTCTTTGGAAATAATTTGAACATATTGCCCAATTTAGGATGAAGGTTTGTTGTTACATTTGCTGAAATATATTCTTCAAAAAGAGTCTCATGGTGCTTCATTGGTTTATATTATTCGATTATTTCTTTATTACAACTTGAACCTATTTTATATTAATATCATATATTACAGAACTTAAAACGCACGTATAATATTACTATAATGTTACTAGTCATTCATATCAATCAATATAATATAGACAACGTGTATTTTATCGAAAATCACAAAAACATCAACGAAAACGACTCACAGAACCCGAATTTTATTCGGTTTATTTATTCTACCAGTCTATTCAGTCTAAATAGCATATCTATTCATATTCCATTGAAGATATCCAATATCGATAAATATTATAGCAAATATAAGTGTTTTTTCTCTCTATTTGAAAATACAAATATTGTTAATTTCATTAAAACGTTGGAATCATCTATACTGAATCATCAATTCATTACGAATTATCATAGTAATAAAACACCATTATTTAAGTTGAGTGAACAGATACAAAGTGGAGAAATAAAGTTATATAATATTGAGGATAAAATCAATCACATTATTCTTAAAATATCTGGTATATGGTGTACAGGAGATATGTACGGAATTACTTATAAGTATTTATCAATGGATAGATTGTAAATATTATCCATTTGTCACATAATTATATATGATTGTGTAGATAATGTATAGATACATAAATAAAATGATGGTTTCTGCTATAACAAAGAAAAGACTTGAACCTTGATCATTAAACATAGAATTTTTATTTAATTCATCTGTCCCGAGTATTGTCATGTTAATGAACATAATTGCAATTATTGTAAATAAAAACATTTGTAAATATGTTTTCATATAGTTGATGACTTCTATATGACTCATTAAATTTTGTTTGTATGATAATATTTGTATAAACCAACAAAGCAATGCTAGAATAAATGCTGTAATTATTAGCAATATTATTTTTGTATATGACAATTTATTTATTAAAGACATTTGAGGAGGTATCCCTGTTGTGATAGTTATAATTCTAATAGCAAATAACATTAATCCTGCAGCTAAAGTGATTGAGCCGATAGTCACACCGTTTCCTGTAATATCGCTACTCATTCCAATTGAAATAATAATGACACTAACCATAATAATTCCAAAAATGATCATCGACATTGCTGATTCATTACTTGTATCAACTTCCAGTGGCATATTATAATGTAATATTATTACATTATAATTCTTATCGATATGCGAACAAATAGATTAATTTTATTCTATATTATTATATTATTAATGAGTCGTTTTGTAACAAATACTACACATCCACTTATTGAAAATGCAAATGAGTTTATGTTATTTAAGAAATATGTGAGTATTCATTCAGAAGATCGTGATGTAATAAAATATCCAAATTCGGGTTATTTTGAGCTTGATTTGCCACAAGATTACTTGAATGTTTCTACTGTCACTTTAAGCAATTATACTTTCCCAATGTATTATAACGTTTTTTCTATTTCTCAGAATAATGTCTTCTTTACTTTTAGTCTTGCTTCGTATAACCCCATTTTACCAATACCAGCATCGTTATCATTAGCGATTAACAATACAGAATTTACTATTATCATTACAGAAGGAACATATACTTCTACGACAATGCCGACTGAACTGACTAACAAAATGAATGAAGCAGTGAATATTTATCTTCTTGCATACATGGCGCAAAATTCTATAGATACTACAGCCTTTATTGCTGCCGGGGGATATACAGGTTTTGTCGTCGTTTTCAATTCAGTGAGTCAAACTCTATGGTTTGGTAATACATCATCTGCTTTTGTTATCACAAATGAGAGTCCTCTATATAGAAGTGAGACACTACAATTGAATGTTTTGTTGCCAGAAGCGGTACAAACTTTCATTAATTGGGGTCTTCCTGCATACTTGGGTTTTTTTCAGTCAAATGCATATTCAAGAACGAGCAAAATTCCTCCTCGATTCTATTATGGAGATGTCGTTTCGGGTGATAATGGTTATTGGCTTGCACCAGCAACGAGCACAAGCGATGTATATTTCTTAGAAGCACCAAGAAAGCTTAATATAGTAGGCGAAAGCTATTTTTATATGGATGTTCAACTCCTAAATACAATGGATGAACTCGCTCCATTTTCTTCACATAACATTAAAAGAGAAACGAGTACAAATCAGTCTAATGGTATTAATAATTCGGCATTTGCTAAAATTCCAGTTGATCCAGCTGGCCAACAAGGTGCGCAATGGTTTAATTCTTCAGCATATAAACTTTTTTATCCACCAGCAGAGAGAATACGCAAGTTGCGTATTAAATTACGGTTTCATGATGGGCGTCTAGTCAATTTTGATAATTTTAATTATTCTTTTTCTCTGATATTTACTATTCTAATTCCACATACTCTTCGAAATGCGACATGTATTGATCCAACATTATCTCAAGGATTTAATAATTCTTTTGGAAATAAATTATCATAATTTGATTTATAAAATATTACCAACTTATATGGTAATATTTTATTTGGTTATTATTTGTATAATAATCTTCTTTATCTTTCAGAGAAACCTATTGGAAGGATTTACAAAAAACCCAAAAGTGATTATATTGGTCGGTGATAGTATTCTAGATAATGAGAGATATGCACAAGAAAGTATAACTGATCAATTGATTCAACAGTTAGACAATAATGAAGACCAAATTATATGTCTAGCAGAAGATAATAGTACAATTAAAAGTACAATGTTTTCTCAGATACCCGATTTGACAAAAGAAGACAAATATAATCATCAAAGCACATATATATTCGTTTCTGTCGGCGGCAATGACATTTTACAGAAAATAGTCTATCAAGATAATTCTCAGAGAAGCTCAGACACACTTTATAGTATAATGACAGATTACTATAATTTTGTCGCCAATATTTCCAAAAAGATGAGCAATGCGAATATTATTCTAATGACACTTTATTATCCACAAGCAAGTCATTACAGAAAATATGATTCTGTCATTAAAGAATGGAATATAAGAGTCAAAGAATGTGCCAAGAAATATCATTGTCGAGTATTGGATTTATCCAAATTTATGACAAATTCTGAAGACTTCTCTCATGACATAGAACCGTCAGATATTGGTGGTAAAAAGTTGACTGAGAATATGATATCTGCTATGGCGTAATTTTGTTTGATTAAATTGAAATAGAAAACTTATATATAATGAATAGTAATTTAAAGAACCAAAACTGTCCACCAACAACAATGAACGTCAAAATTACGCAACTGTGTATGTCATGTAACACACCAGTTAGTGAGAAAATTCTCTACGATTGGATCGATCCAGCCGATAATATCTTTGGATTCAAACTCATTATGCCTTATAGACGGATATTCAGTTTGGCACCACAACTGTATCCAATGAAGATGACGATTGAATGTTGTGAACAACTATATTATAATGTTCTGTGTGTTAAATGTACGGCGAAAAGTGATCATTGGTATTGTTTATCTTGCAACAAAACTTGGTCGAAAGATATGAAGAAATGTGAATTAACGAACGTATGCTTATTATGTATCGAAAAAGAAAAAGAAGATGATATATTGGATTGTTCTTGCGACATGTGCTCGCCAAAATAATAATACTAAATAATAATACCAAATACTAATATAATATTTTTTCTTTATTTTAACTATATATTGAAATGAATACCGACTTTGTAATTGAATCAAAATATGACAATGGAATAGGGTTTATTGAAGTAGATGACACACGAAAACTTGTCAGACATTTTGAATATATATGTGGTTTATCACAACATATTACATTGGATGTATACGAAGACGGATTAATAAAATGTCATGAAAAAATATTGAAATCAACTGATGGACATTTTAATAAAAATAATCCAGAAAATATTATTACTTCAATATTCACAATTGAACTCACTAATAGAGAGAAAATCAATGATGCTATTTTAGAGTTAATTGATAATATATATTTTTCATTATGTGTGAAAATGGGTTTTGAAGAGTTGATTGAAGTGTGTCAAGGTAACACACACATAATCTATTGCGATATTCCTTTACTATCACATGGAATAACTTATGACATGTATGGTATTAGGTTAATGCTGTTCAAAGAAACATTTAACACATTGCGCACATTGAAAAAACTATATGAAAAAATTGTTATATTTTAAGTTTTCTAAAAACACACCATGTTCAAAAAAAATTGAAATACTATTTTCAATTAGCATAGATGTTACTCAAAAAAACAACCAAGTGTTTAAAAAACTCAAAACCGCAAAAAACGAAAACAGAAATGAATTCTCAACAACAAATCAAAATTGAAGAAGAAGTAAGTGTGTCACAAAGTTCAACAGAATTAATGTGTCCTTCTTTCCAACAGATTACAATTCCAGAAGAACTCAGAGAAGATGAAGAATTGAACGCAATGGTTATGAAATGCGAACTCATGCGCCAAGAAATCGTCCGCAAAATTGACAGCAAAATGATGGAAATACGCATCCAAGCAGAATTGGATAAGATCGAAGAAGAAAACCAACAATTGGAAGAACGCAAATGTCTTGCGGATGAAGAATTCCAACAATTGGAAGAGAGAATGCGTCAATTGACAGAACAAAAATGTCAAGTTGAAGAGCAAATACGCCAAAACAATGAACGAAAACTTCGTGTTCCAGAACAGTTTATAAGAAGTTCATCGGTTCCTGATCCAGAGCCAGAGCCAGAACCAGAACCTGAACCAGTGGTTGTTCTCGAGCCATTGCCAAAAGAGAAGATGAACACAGACTTTGTGATTGAATCAAAATATGACAATGGAGTGGGTCTCATTGAAATAGATGACACGCGAAAGCTTGTCAGACATTTTGAGATGAATGAATCAGATTCAACAAATGGAGGACGACATATTACATTGGATGTATATGAAGATGGATTGATAAAATATCATGAAAAAATGATTTGGTGCTGTCGTGAAAAATGTAATGGACGAGAATACACGATTGTTGATACATTCACAATTGAACTCACGAATGGAGAGAAAATCAATGATACCATTTTGGAGTTGATTGACAATATATATTCTCCATTCTGTGAGAAAAAGATGGTTGAGGGTTTTCACAGAATGGATGGAATGGTTCAATATCCATATATTTCTCCTATAATGCGAACCTTTAGTAGAGGACAAGGCAACGATACTTTTGGTCGCATCGCTTTGTTCAAAGTGACATTCAACGCGTTGCTCACATTGAAAAAGATGAATCCATGAGTTCGCTATGTTTTGAGCGACGAAACCCATTTGACTATATTGTTTATAGGACATGTCATATAATCTTCGGGCAATCCATCCAATGAATAGAACTTCGGTTTTCGCATTTTCATTGTTTTGAAAAAGATATATGGCTGTCCTTTTTTATTTGTTCGAATGCTCATATTATCATTGATTACTCGTAAAATAGAAGAAGGTGTAACAGTATTATTATTATTCTTTTCTAAAGATAAAGAGAGAAGTTGTCGATACATTGATCCACATACATCGGCATAAGATGTAGTTCCTTTCAATATATTATCCAAATCGTCTTCCATTGATTGTGTATATTTATAATCGAATAATGCCGAATGATTCACAAGCAAATACTCCATCACTTTGATACCCAATGGTTGAATAACTAATTTATTATGTTCTTTGTTGCGTTCTCTCTTTACAACCTTTTTCTGTATATCAGTATCAACCAATTCATAGTTTGTAGAATACTCATCTTCTGTATTTTCATAACTAATTGTTTGTTTGACTACATATTTTCTTTCTTGAATCTTTTGAATCAGAGAAGAATACGTAGATGGCCTACCAATTCCATGTCGTTCTAATAGTCGCAGCAAATCTGTCTCAGACAAATGTTGACATGTATTATTATATATGGTTTTACTAACGATCTTCTTATAAGGAACAATAGAATCCATTTTAAAATGAAGAAAATAGTTATATTCTGTATTATCGATCTTCGTATTTTTTACGATATGCCATCCTTGAAATAATATATTTTCATTTTTTCGTGTATACTTCAAATCAAATGGTGCTTCAATAAACACTGTTTGTTCTTCGTATTGTACTGGTGACATAAGACTCTCCAATGATGTTTCCCAAATGAGTCTATATATTTTTCTCTCTTTCGATCCATAGACAGGATGTAATTGTTTGAGATGAATATTAGTTGGGCGGATTGCTTCATGTGCATCATCAGAGAAATCATCAGTTGTCATAGAGCCAAGGTATTGTTCATTATTATATTCTTTACAAATGAATTCTTTTACAGAAGAGAGAAACTCGCGACTATAATGAATCGAATCAGTTCGCATATAAGTAATAAACCCTTCCTCATATAGTTGTTGACAGATCTTCATTGTGTCACTAGTAGAATAGGGACTTGCCTGTAGAATTCTGGAAGTAGTCAATGGCATAGGCGGTGCTCTTATTTTCTTTTCGATAGAAGAATATATTTTATGTTGAAAGATACATGTATGTTCTAAAAAGGTCAATACTTCTGGTTCTGTATCATATTGTTGATTCAGTTCAAATGGAACCGATTTTACAGTGAAATAACCAATAATTGTGTATTTTATAGAAGCATCTTTCTTGTCAATCGCCTTTAAATGATTATCATATACTAATTTCAGTGTTGGGGTCTGGCATCTACCTGCTGATAAGGCTGCTGTATTTGCTATATTTTTCCACAGAAGAGGACTCACTGTATATCCAACCATTAAATCGATAGATTGTCTTGCCTGTTGAGAGAAAACACGATTCATATCTATTCGTTCCGGTTGCTTTATTGCTCGTTGAATAGCCTCTTCTGTTATTTCTCTGAATATAATGCGCTTTGTATCATCGATCGACAATTCGAATAGGTCACATATATGCCATGCAATTGCCTCGCCTTCTCTATCATCATCTGTTGCTATTATGACTTCATAAGCAGTCTTGATCGCCTTTCGAATGGATTCAACTAGTGCCTTCTTTTTATCGCAGATAGTATACTTTGGTTTAAATCCATCAGCAATATTTAGATGATTAAGAGATACGACTTCTCTAAAATGCCCGAAACAAGCAATCACTTTATATCCTGGTCCAAGATATGTTTCTATTTTTTTGCATTTCGCCGGAGATTCGACTATTACCAATTTCTTTGAAAAATTCATACATCTATACATCTGTATTTATATTATATACATGTTCTATTTATATAATATAACTAGAAACACAGAACAGCGTAATTTCTTTAAGAGTTTAAAATATATATAATATATATGAATCAGTCTTTTACACAGAATTCATATGATGAGTATATTATTTACACTAAAAGTGGATGTGATTTCTGTAAAAAGTTGAAAAACTTATTGGTTAATGAAAAAAAAACATTCAAAGAAGTAAATTGTGATAAGCAATTGACTAATAATAGAGAACTGTTTCTCTCTTCTGTCAAAATAGCAACTGGTAGAGATTGGAGAACCTTCCCAATCGTATTTACGAATAATACTCAATTCATTGGAGGATATACTGAAACAGTAAATTATATTGAAAGAGAGAAAAGCTTTGGTTCATTTTGAATATTAAT